TCATGCTCGTTGCTCCAGCACAGGTGGCGGTTGACGACGATTGCTGAAAAACCCTGACGTAAACAGCACATAGAGGCCGACGATTGTTCCCGCCGGAAGTCCCGCACATGCAAACAGCGCAGCCTGCGTTTTTCTTTTCTGGTTCGAGGCCACCAAGTGAATCAGGAAGGACACTGTGAGTGCTGCCGCCGCCGTCGCCAGCAACACGAAGACGACCGCCACGAAGATCAACGCGATCACCCAAAACAAGCCGACGACGCCGAACGTCAAGCCAACCACATGCCCGAAGTGTTCCCACTCCTTCCAGCGATACACCGAATCCAGATTCCTCCACGCCCACACCAACAGTTCAAGCTGAACGACCTCCGCCAAAAGCAACAGGACGCTGATCGTGCGCTTCGTCGGCACATGCGCTCTTGGTGGCGCCGATTCGATGCGCGGCAACGGCGGTGGCTTCTGACGTGCGACTGGCGGCACTTGTTTGCACCCGTCGTCGGCGTCGTTCCTCCCAGCGGTCATGCCGGCCGCTCCCTAGCGCCGAGCATTTGCGGCGCGACCATCGTGACGTTGCCCAAGATCGGCGTGCCGTACCGCGCCCAATGTTCCGTCCACAGACTCTCCGGCGTCTCAAACGTATAGACATGCGCCACTTCGAGTTCATGGTGGATCAACGCGAACTTGTGAACGATCTCCGGCGGCAGATCGAACCGCGTATCACGAAAGCGCACGACCACGGTGTCGATGCCTCGCTGTTGCCTTTCGGACGCCAGCAGAATATCGGCGTCTCGAACTTGGCATAGATACCCGTCGATGTAATTCGCGAAAGAGTGTTTCGCACTGACCCAGGTCGGCGATGTCATGCCGCTCAGCACTTCCAGCGTCAACCCCGTATCGAACGGTCTCGTGTCCGAGAACGGGACCGGGCTGGTGGCATAGATGCTCCGGCCCTGGAAGACCGCTGTCGAGGGCACCTCTTTCGTCACGACATGCCAGTGGTCGGGCTGTAGGAAGACCGCATTCTGAAACAGGGTCCAGTCGAAGCCATCCGGTGGGGGCGGCAGCCCCTGCTTCACTTGATCGAGCGGAGAAGGTGCTGTCATGGGGCCACCTGAACGGCCGACGCCTTTGCTCCTGCATCGGTCTGCGGCGGGCGCGCCCGCGTTACGACTTCGTTCTGTGCCCCTGTCATTTCGCCGAACTCCCTGATATTGCTGCGGTTTCCAGCGGATACGATACCGCACCCCAGCCATCGGAGGCGGCCTCACATGAAGAAATACAGCACGATCCCAAAAGCCACCCGCGCCCAGAGCAGCACGATATCGGCGACGATCTCGACCCTTGTCCTGTCGTCCTGAAAGCGTCCCTGCCGGCGAGTGCGCAATCAATGTCGCTCCCTGCGCGGGTCAGATTCCCCGCGTTGAATGCGTTGGTAGACTTCTTCCCGATGGACTGGGACTTCGCGCGGGGCGTCGATGCCGATCCGAACTTGTCGGCCGCGTGCGAGCCCCAGGTAGCCGACGAAGGGGCCATCGCCGAAAGACACGACCACCTCGTCGCCGATCCGCAGAGAATCGCCGACCATCACGGCAATCAAGTACCGCTTACCGCGACGATGCCGCCGACGCACGGGACTGACCGGCATATCGGTGTCATCGGTGATGGCGATGTTCGGGGGCACGGCCAGCGCGACCGTGAGATGCGCGCGCAGCTTGGAGAGGATCGTCAGGCGCACGCGGTCGCCGATGCGGATGCTTTCGCCGATACGGCGAGTCAGGACCAACATGGGACGATCAACCCGCGAGACGATGGATACGACGGCGGGGACGCGACGGCTCTTGGCGCACGATGATGAGTGGCGACGACGGGGCGATGTGCAGGCGCACGTCTCGCAGCGCACGCGCACCCGGTATGCGCAGATGAACGGCATCGACCGTAATGCCGACAGGGCCGATCGAGAACGACTCGTGATCGCGCAGCGCCAGCACATGCGCACGCCGCCGGACGCCGCACGGCGCGCTGGCGTGGAATCCACCGACACCGCCCAGGTCGTGCCGCGATGCTGCGTCGATGAAGACGTAGAGCATCTCGTCCACGCGCCCGGTCAAGTTCAGGCGAATGTCGCTGCCGATCCTCAGCGATTCGCCCACAGTGCAATCGAAGACAGGCATTCAGGCAACCCCGAAAAGAAGCCGGCCCCCGTCGTCCTCAACCTGCAACAGGGGGCGTACAGGGGTGACGGGAGCCGGCAGGGGGACAAGAGGAGCATCGCGGGCAGGCGTGACGCCGATATGCAGCCAGTCATCACAGTCGGCCGCATCGGAAACGAGTTCGCCGGGGAGCCAGATGCACACCTCGAACCGGCCAAGGCGGAAACGACGGAGGGCTTGCAGCGAGAAGAAATAGGTCCAGACGCCGATCGTTCCCGAGATCGGGTTTACGGACGCACCGCCCAGGATCAGCTTCGTGCCGACCGGCGCTGTCACGTCCACGCAGACCCGCTCCCCCTCTCGGCGGCGGATCACGATCCGGGTGTTGTCGCCGAGGCGCAGCGTGCGCCCGACTTGGCATGTCTCGACCTGCATCCTGCGTCTCCATGTGTCGCCACGACTGACTGAGAGCCAGCGGTTGCGCATCAAGGAAACCATTGCCCCGGAGCATTGTCAATGGCAATATCAAATTTCTGTCGCCACCCTGCCGGGTCGAGTAGGATCACGCCTATGAACAAGTACACCGAGGCATTTGTCGCTGCGATGGACCAGACCCGCATCCGCAGCCGGACGCTGGCAGCGCAAGTCGGCACCTTCAGCGACAACAGCGTCGCGCAGTGGCGAAGCGGACGGCGCCCGATCCCGGCCGAGTACGCCGTCAAGATCGGGAAGATACTCGGCGTCCCGCCAGAGTCGATCAGCCAGCCTTATGACCGCTTGCTGCAATCAGGCGCCATCGCCTCAGTCAATGGTCCGGAGGCGTGGGCGAACCCGCCAGTAGGCCATGCGGTGATCGAGCGATTGCAGGGCTTCGGTCGCGCCGACGAACAGGAACGCCTCTGGCTGCCGGAACTCATGCTGCGACGCGAATTGGGTGCTACACCCATCGAGAATGTCCGCTGGGTCACGCAGCAGTCGCGGACAATGGAACCCGAAATCAAGCGGCATGCCGTCATCCTGGTAGACATCAGCGCTACACGCCACGAGGATGTCGTCGATGGCGGGGTGTATGCCTACTCGCTGTGGGGGCGGACGGATGTTCGCCGCGTCGCGATTCGCCGAGACTCGTGGGTGCTGGTCGGCGATAACGAAGAACGGGCGAAGACATCGGTCCCGATCGCGGAATTGTCGGAACTGCGCCTGCTTGGAATGGTCATCGGCTGGCTATGACAAGGCCATTTGCGCCTAGAATGCGGTAGGCGCGCGGCGGAGCGGCGAAGTTTGGGGTTTCACGGCTGCGCTGCCGGGCCAACACCAAGGAACAGGGGGCAGTGCGTGAACCATGCCAAAGGATTGACAAAGGTGATTGCAAAAGGGATTGCGATCAGCATTGGCTATGGCATCGCCTACCTCATACTACGCTACTACTCATTCGACCAGTGGGCGCTTCCAGCCGGTCTGCGCGCCGTTTGCCTATTCCTGTTGCCGCTCCGGTACTGGCCGTTCATCTTCATTGGCGATGCCGCTGCGGTCATGTACGGGCGCATCCCTCTCGAAAACGACAAGAATTGGATATGGGTATACCTCGGACCGTTCGCACTGATCGCAGGCGTCTCTGCCGCGCCATATGTGCTACGAAAAAAATTGCTGAGTCCGCAGGCGATGATTCGCCACCTCCCAATTGTCGCTGCGCTCTTTGCCGCGTGGGGGAGTGCTTGCACGGTAGGATTCAATGAGATCCTTGGCGGGCCGAATAACAACACAACGATTGCGTTCTTCACAACCAGATTTCTTGGCAACTACTTGGGCGCGCTCATGGGGATGTTGCCCGCTCTAATCTGGCTGAACCGGCATCAGCATGTCTGGCCGCTCAAAAAAGCATTTCGTGATATTGCCGCAGCTACGATTGCAGTGGCATTGATGTTCACATACGTGGAGCATTGGTATGTCGGCGGCGACGTAGGCAGGAAGACGATTCTGATGCTGATGATTGGTCCCGCCCTGTTTCTAACGTACTACCACGGCTGGATTGGCTCTGCCATCGGTGTTTTTCTGGTCAATCTTGCTATCGCACAGACGATGACAAAAACCGGCATTCCGGGCGCCTTTGACGAGTCCGCCTTTCTCGCTCAGATTGGACTGTCGTTTACAGCCTCCGCAATTCTCTTCTTCGGCGCTCGTATCACATCGCATTACGAAAAAGCGATTGACTCGGGTGTGGCAGAGGAGAAAGCCCGGAAGATTTCGCGTATCGCGCTGCTCTCGAACGAAAGCGACGCGCGCGATCAAGTCATTTGCATGGCGCAGATGTATGTCCTTCTCGACGAGAAGCAAGATGAACTCATCCGTTTGCTCAGAGCAAACGGCAAGCATGAGGAGGCATTCCGCCTCAACAGCAGTGGCGCACAACGACGCAAACTGTTCCATGAGCATGCCTTGGCGGTGTACCCCATCGGCATCGAAGAAAAAGGCTTGTTCGCCGTCGTTCACTCGCAGACATTTGAGGACCGATGGGCGAACGGTATTCCGATTGCGCCCAGTTTCGATAAAGGCGATCCCAAATCGCTCTCTATTGGTCTGCAAGTTGCCGCTTACCGCTGCCTATGCAGCGCGGTTGTGCTGATGTGCGACTGGAGGCCGGAAGAACTGAATATGCGCATTCGCGTCTGGCAAACAGCCCGCCGTCGCGGCGTATACTTTTCGGTGTCCGCATTCCGCCCAGGCGAACCGCAAGTTAGTCAGGCAGGCGCAGCCGCCTCGTTGTTTCTCGACGCAAAAGTCAGTGCGCATGGCGGCATTTTGCACCACCATGCGCACCGAATCAGCGTACTTCTTGCAGAAGAAACTGCTTAGGTCACGCACTCAGCCTGCTTACTCTGCGGGCCGAACGATCCAACGGTCTTGATTCGACTGCCGGTAGTGGATCACCTCAACTTCGTTGTCCCGATAGATCGTGCGACCCGTCACCGGCGACTGCGAATCGGTCTGAATCACCCATCCGGTTGCGTCGATTTGTAAAGCGGCAACACGTACTCCATTCGTCGTGTTGTATATCTGCATGTAACGCGCGCCCTGCCACGTGGACTCATGCGCCTGCCAAGTGGGGTCGCGCACCAAATTGATGGCGCTGGGCGTCGTTGATGCCGAACCGCTCGTTACCTTCGGCGCGTCACCGCCACCGCTCATGCAGCCACACTGCGCATAGGCGGCAGTGCTAGTGAACATCATCGCAAACAGAATCGCCGCGGTTGCGGCTGTGAAACGGATAGCCTGAGTGGCCATGTCTATCTCCTTGAATTGATCCGTGGATATGCATTAACGAATGACGCCATAAGAATGACATTCGCTAATAGTTTGACGCCTGCGGAATCGCAACTCCGTGGGCGATTCGACGGTAGCACCACGGCGCGAAACGCAATGTGCGGACACCACAGTCTTCAAGCGCACGGAACGACTTTTGGGATCACAGACCGTCGCGGCCAACCCCTTCTTCTTCTGCAATTCTTCGCCGCAATACGCCGTCGTATACAACGGCATGCTCGGCCCGCTCGCTGTACGCCTCCCGCGCGCGCATCGAGCGCCGGATCGTCTGCCCCGTGATCGGCTTTTCGGGGTATGCCTTGTTGAACGCCATGATCTTTCGTCGCACTTCCAACGCCGCATCCTGATCGTCTTGACGCAGCGCCATCGCATACGCCGCGAGCAACGCTTTGCGACGATCGAGGATGTGCCGCTCGCGGCCCTTCAAGGCGCGATTCACGCCGTACTGTTTCGCAACGTCGGTCGGCGTGAACCCGATCGCCTGCAACAGCTCGTCCATCGCATCCGTCTCGGTCACCAAATCGCCGCGCGTGGAGGTGACACCTTCGTCGGCATAACGCACCGCCTTCATCGCATCCTTGAGCGCCTTCGGCAACATCGTTTCGACGCCGCGATAGACCTGGCCCTCGGCGACCAGCTCCGTGCCGACAAAGAAGTTCTTGGCGATGCCGAACATCGGCCCCGCCACGTTGTCCATCATGGCGTAGTAGGCATCGCGGCCGTCGAGTTCGCGGTCGGCATCGCGCCAGAGTAGTTGCGACATTTCGACGCGACTGGCGATGTCGGCGCCCGTGAGCGTGTTCGCGGCACCGTGCATCATCATCTCCGCGCCGGCATCGCCGACGAACTGCGCGAAGAACTTGCGAATCTCCGCTTCGGTATCCCACGGATCGTCGTCATCACCGAACGCATGCGCGATGGCGTCGATCACACCGATGGTCAGCGAGGCCATCGGCAAGCCCATTGCGCCAGAGAAGAAACCGCTCATCATCAGGACGCCTGCAAGGTTGCGCCGCGCGAGTCGTTTAACCTCCGGGCTTTCGCCTCGGGTCGCTTTCCAGCCCATCCGGCCCAGGTGCCAGAGCATGTTCAGGCCGTACTGCTTGAACATCAGCACCACCTTCGCCGGCCCTGCTTGCAGGAACCGCGCACGGTTCGCGTTGCTGTAGTTGAAGTGGGTGGCCGTGATCGTTTCGGCCGCGACGCGGACGGCCGCGTCGAAAGACTGACCCGCATCGCGCGCAAGTCGGTAGGCCGCCATGCCCGACGCTTCGCGGTTCAGGACTTCGGCGGTATGGAACAGCCAGCCGATCACCTCCATCGCCCGCGCCAGCTTCGGGCTGTAGGTCGCAAGCCCGCCTTCCGCCAACCCCATCAGCGCGTGCGTCTGGGTCTTGTCGAGGACGCCGGCTTTCTGCAAGGCGTCGTGAGCTTTGAGTTCATCCGCCCGCTTCAAGACCTTCTGCGCGTGCCCGGCCGTCCGCGCCGAGTCATTGAACGCGCGCAGCAGATGACGCATCGCCTTCGCTGCCCCGTACTCGGCCGCAAGCTGCGGGAAGGTCAGGATCGCGGTCTGGGTCAGATTGACCAATGCCGCCGCAGGCGTCACGCCCAGGAAGTACACGAATCCCGCCGACGACAGACGGTTCGTCATCGCGCTGTCCTGCGGGTTCAACACCCATTGGTGGCGCTGATCGAGTTCGCCCAGGATCGCGTCCATCGCCACCACCGCACGGGTATCGGATTCGGGTTCGCGCCGACGGATGTCCTGCGCTTCGCGCAGATCCGTCAAGGTCTGTTCCAACACATGCCCGAAACGCAGTCGTGCGAGCTGGTGCGCGCCGTGGGCCATGTGGTGCGCGAACGCGCGCAGCGCATCGGGATCGAAGCCGGCGACGCCTTGCCGGTGAATCGCATGCTTGCGCATCGACAGTTCGGGCAACGCCTGCAAGTACGTCTGGTACACCGCGTCCTGCGTCTTTTCTGACACACCGGCCTTGCGGAGTTTGTCGATCATATCCGCGACGAACGAACCACTCGGCGCGTCTTTGGCGCTCGCGCTGCGCAGCCGACCGCGCGCCTTGACCGTGAACCCACGCGCCTTGAACGCCGCTTCCTTACGTTCGAGTGCGGCGAGACTATCAAGCATCAGGAACACGGGTTCGTCGCCGCGTTCGGCCGCAATGAAATACTCGCCGTACCGCTGCAACGGGAAATACACCCCTTGCAGCCGATGCGTCTCGAACTGCTGCCGGATCGAGAAGATCAGCTTTTTCTTCAGCCCATCCGGCGCTTCTCTCGCGTCGATGCGCGCCGCGAGCGCATCCTCGACCATGACAGAACGGTCGTGATACAGGTTGCGCATCTGGCGATAGAACGCCTGCGCCTCCGGGGTCAGCGCATCCCATGCTGCGCGCAAGGTCGGATAGAGGCGCTTGCGCGCTTCTTCGCGTTTCGGCATTCCGCGAAGACGCTTCGCCTCTTCCATCATGTCGATCTTGTTGTCGGCGCCGCGCCCGAGCATCTGCTCGCGCAACGCCTTCAATGCCTCACGGATGTTCTTGCGCGTGGCATCGTGCAACTGGCCGCTATAGCGGAATTGCAGTCCCTTGTAGGCTTCGGCCGGATCGACGCCTTCGAGCGTCGCACGGTGCATCAGATCGAACAGGCGCTTCGCATCCTCCTTGTGCTTACCGGCCCAGCGACGGACGGATTCGGCAAGGTCCGCGCCCTCTTCCAGCAACGCATTGCGGTCGGCCGACATCGCATCGAGCAGCCGCGAGAATCCCGCGATGGCCGGGTCGTAATCGCTGCCGAGTTCCGTCAGTTGATTCGTTGCGAGCGCGCCGAGCCACACGCTGCGGCTGGCATCCTTCAGTTTCGCGGGCGTGCTGTCGCGCAACCATCGCCGCACGCGATCGAGCCGGCTGGCGTCTTCGTCCAGACGCACCACCGCGTCCACATCGGCCAGGAAGTCCTCCGGCGCGCGCCGGCTGAACATTGGCAGCCCCTCCGCCACAGCCGCACGCATCGCCGGAGTGATGTCGAGGGCGTGAACGTCGAGCGCGTGCGCTCGGAAGCGGGGGCGGATTTTCGCGGTCGTCGTCTGCGCGCCGAGAGGACGCGCCCAGCGGTTGACTACGGCCGGCACGATACCGTCGTAGTACCCGCCCATGCCGGCGTCGCCCAGGTGGAGCGACAACGCATCCAGCCGCCGCAGGGGCGTTCCCCGCGTGCTGCCGCGCGGCGACAGGTCGCCATCGCCCGCGCGGACACGGGCCGCCACCTTCTCGCCCAGCAACGGCGACAACAACGTCGCCGGCACCTCCATTTCGCGCACCACCTCGCCCTGCTTCAGTCCGGCGACGCGGTACGCGCCCGAGGGCAGCGGCAGATAGTCGAGGGCATCGACCTGCTCGCCACGCGCGTAGCGTGAGGTCTGCTGCGCGCCGGTCGTCCAGCCGATGCGCTGAAACCCGCGCTCGGCCGCCATCCGCACCATGCGCTTGATCGCCAGCAAGGTCCACTCCTCGGTGGCCTTGAACGGCGCATCCGGCGCGACCTTGGGATCGGTGGCCGGACGATACCCGTAGCGCCGCCCGTGCTGATGCCAATCGGACTGGAGTTCTTCGATGAACAGCATGCGCTTGCCGTCCACGTCCTCCCGCTCGTTGTAGCGGATGTGGACCAGCACGTTCTTCACGGACAGGTAGTGATCGCTGCGGTAGGGTTCATCCGCATTGCGGCTCGACGGCTGCACCGGAAAGGTCAGCAGCAGTTCGCGGTAGTCGCGCCCACCTTCGATCTGGTAGCGGGCATACACGCCTTCGCCAGACACGAGCGGTTCCGCCGTTTCCATCCCGGTCGAAAGCGTCTCAAAATCTTCTTTCTGCACCTCCGTCAGCGTGCGCTCATCGACTTCCTCGCCGTCGCGCAACAGAGACACGCCATACGAAGGCGGCATTTCGACCTCGAATCCCGCTGCTTGCAATCGGTCCAGGGCGGCATGAAACCGCGCCGTATCGCCTCCGATCAACTGTTCGCCGATCCGCACCTGATGGTTGCGCACGAATTCGGTCAACGCCTCGCGCGCGATCCGCGCCTCGCCCGTCATGCTCTCCCGCGTACTCAACCAGGCGTCCACATCGAGCCAATCGCGCTCGGCCTGCTTGAACCCGCCGCGCCGCTGCACGCCGTCAAGCCATTGCTGCCACTGCTCGGCGGTCCCGCGCCGCGGTGCGCCTTCGGCACGTTCCAGCGATTGCAGCAGCGCGGAACGGAAGCCCGCCACCCGCGAAAACGCAACGACCATCTGCGACCCGTTTGCCATCACATTCCGTGCGCCACCGATGCGAACCTGCCGCGCGGCGCGAACGATCAACTGCCGCAATTCCGCCTCGGACAACCGCCAGCGCGCGCCAAGCCTGCGCAGGAAGGCACGCACGGCGGCGATCAGCCGGTCTAGCAGCGTGTCCTGAATGCCTGATTCCGCCATCATCGCGATGAACTCGCGGATCGCGGTGTCGTCCCAACCGCTGTCGAGATACCCGCGCCGGGCATGTTCGGCGAACAGCCGGCCGTGACGCCCCTTCTCGCGCAGCCGGTGAACGCCCTCGGCGATCTGCGCCCATAGCGCCGGGCCGGCGATGGCCTCGATGCCGTAATGGCCGATGGCCTCATGCAACAGCACACGCTGCACGGCCTGCCGGTTCGGCAGTGCGCTGGCGACGAGGTAGACCGTGCCGGTACTGTGCGCGTAGTAGCCCTCGGCGAGATGGACATCGGACGCACGTCGGGCCGACGCCGGCAAGTGATCGGGGGTTTCGACCACGCGCACCACGGGGGCGCCCTTCCAGCCCACCATCATGTCGTCCACGACACGACGGACCTGGGCAACGCTCGCCCCGCGCCCGGCCTGTCCGGCACGCTTGCTGAAATTCCCCGTTCCGTCATCGCTGAGGCTTCGGTAGTCCAGCAGTTCGTCCAGCGCATCGCCGAACCCGACCTCACGCAGCGCCGCGCGCTGCGTCTCCAGGGCGGCGTCGAGCATCGGGCGTTCGTGGTCGGGGATTTCCGGCCCGCGCACCAGCAGGAGCCGCTGCACGCGGCGGTACTGCTCGCGCGCCTCGCGCAACGCCTGCACCTGATCGAACGGCTTTGCGGCCTCGGCTTTGAAGCGCTCGGCATCGTTTCTGGCGAGTTCGATGCGGCCCTCGACATCCACGATTTCGGCGCCGACGCGGTCGATGTAATTGTTCAGCCGCGTCAGCAGGCCGGTCGCGGAAAAACTCTCCGCAGCACGCGCATAGATCGCCACCTCGCCCAGATCGGTGGAGACGCGCACCGATGTCCCAAACCAGCGATCGATGTCAAAACGCACGCCGCGATACACCAGTTCCACCGATGCCACCGATTCCGCCGGCCCGAGCAACGCACCGACACGCCGCGCGATCGTTTGGGTCAACGCCTTGCGCTCGGCGAACCGCTCGCCATCGAGCGTCGTCCCGCTCGGCACGGCCTCCTTGTCGTCCGGCAGTGGGTGCTTTGCCGCCTGTTCCGCAAGCGCTCGCAACGCCTTCAGGTGGCGCACGCCGCCAGTCTGCGCGTAGTCCTCCGCGCTCCGGGCCTGGCGCTGGAAGGCGGTTTGGTTGTCGGCGTGCGCCAATTCCAACTGTTCCAGTCGCCGGACTTCATTGCGCAACTGCGTCTCGCGCAGGATCAGCGGATCACCCGACGCGGCGGCCTTCATTTCGGCCGCGTTCGCCGCTTCGCCGTCGATGTCCTCGATCTCGGTCTGCTGGCCGTCGTACTTGCGCAACTGCTCGATGCCGCGCGCCTTGTGTTCGAGCAACTGCCAGCGCCGGGTATCGTAGGTCTGGCGGGTCGCGTAACGGTAGATCGCGACCTCGAAGCCGTCCGGGTCGCGCTCGTAGAGTTGGTTGCCGCGCCGGATCGCGCGACCTTCACGCTGTTCCAGATCGCTCGGCTTCCACGGCGCGTCGATGTGATGCAGACCGACGATACGTTGCTGCACATTCGTGCCCGCGCCGATCTTCGGCGTCGAGCCGAACAGGAACCGCACTTCGCCCAGATTCACGCGCTTGAACAGCTTGGCCTTGGCATCGGGGTTCCCGTAGTCGTGGATGAAGGCGATTTCCTCCGCCGGCACGCCCCCGGCGATGAGCTTGGTGCGCAGATCGTCGTAGACGCTGAAGCTCGCCGCCGCGCTCAGGGCCGCGATGTCCTGCAAGTCCAGCGACGCGCTGGCTTCTGTGTCGATGGCGTTGGCGTCGTTGTAGTCGTCGATCTCGGCCTGACTCAACTCCTGTCCGGCCTCGCGTTCCGCTTCGCGCTGCGCCAGCCAGCGTTGCCGTCCGTCATCCGAACGCAGTGCCTGCTGCGCCCAGAACAGCGCGCTCTCCCGACTGCCGTGGCCATCCGAGCGAAGGCGCCCGGTGGCGGCATCGTAGACGGCGACGCTCGCCTGCCCCTTGCGTTTGCGCTCGATGAGCAGGAACGGCAATTCCTCTACGTCCGCGACGGTATGCGCTGTGCCTCGGGCGTGGATCACGCTCCCATCGTCGTCACGCACATAGACGCGCTGCGCTTTGGTTGCTGCCGACTTACGCGCCGTATTGGGCACCGACAGGTCGCAGAACACCAACTGCGTCCCCTTCTCGGCGTCCCACTGCCGATACAACGCGAGCATGCGTTCAATCGACAAGTTGATTTTCGACCCCGGAAAATCCGGTGCGGTCGGGTCGATCAACCGATAGTCCAAGCCCGCCTTATTGGCCTGCCCGGTCAAGGACAGCGCATTGACCTTGCCCTTGGTCTCCCGCGTCAATTCGCGGATGCGCGCAAACCGCCCCAGAATCGACGCTGGGTTCAGGTCGATCTTCGGCGTCAACGCCGCCTCGACCACGGCCATGTCCGCCTCTTCGCGGGTGGGATACACACCGAGGGAACGGACATACGGCCCGCCTTCGACCTCGACCTTGAAGCGCCCGTCCTCCTGCGTCGTGATCGTCGTCGTTTCGCCCGCCCCCGGATTGAACCCGAACTCGACGCCACCGGCCTTGCTTCGGGCCAGATGCGGCACGCCCATGAACTCCGAGACCAGCGGAGACCGCTCGGCCACCACGATCTGCGGTTTGCCGCCGAGCAGCTTCGGCACCGGGAAGCGTTTGCCCTGCGCGGCTTCCTGCGCCTTCAGATCGTCCAGGGTCACGACATCGGCGAACGCGCGGTAGCCCGCCATCAGCGACGGCAGGTTCTGGAATTTCGCGAACCGCGTCGAGGCGCGGAATCCTGCGCCCGAGGGCGCGACCTCGTAGACGTTCTCGATGCTGCCGTACTGGCGCGCCCAGGCGTCGAAGACGTGCAAATCCTGCCGCTTCAACGTCGGGTACTGCATGTACCGCTGGAGGTTGAACATCTCCACCAGCGAATTGCTGACCGGGGTGCCGGTCGCGGTGACGATCGGCGCCTTGTCGCCGAAGGTCTCGAACAACCACTGCGTTTTCACGAACAGATCGAACGCGCGGTCGGAACCGTTCGGATTACCCATGCCGGGGACACGCGACATCGCCGTGGTGTAAAACAGGTTCTTGAACTCGTGCAATTCGTCCACGAACAGCGCATCGACGCCCAGTTCGTCGAAGGTCAGCACATCGTCGCGCTGACCGATGGCGGCCTGCTTGCTCTTGATCTTCGACAGCAGGCGAACGCGGATGCCCTCCATCTCGCGCACGATGCCCTTGTCGCCACGCTCGCGTTTCATCGCTTCGATCAGGCCGGCGATTTCATCGACCTGTTCCTGAAGGATGCGCGTCTCGGTCTCCTCCGGCAGTCCGATTTTCTTCAGCGACGAATGACCGACGATGACCGCATCCCAGTCCCCGGTCACGATCCGCGAAAACAGCTTCTTGCGGTTTTCGCGCGTGAAGTCGTCCGGCTCCGCCGCCAACACGACCGCGCCGGGATACAGGCGCGCGAACTCGGTGCGCCACTGCACCGTCAGGTGATTGGGGACCGCGAACAGCGGCTTTCGTGCGATGCCCAGACGGCGCATCTCCATCGCGATCGCGACCATCTGGAAGGTCTTGCCGGCGCCGACGACGTGATCGAGCAGCAGTTGCCGCGATTGCAATCCGCGCCACACGCCGTTCTGCTGATGCTGCAACAAGGTCAAACCCGGACTCATGCCCGGCAACGTGAGATGACGGCCATCGAATCGCCGTTCGACCGTGCGATTCATCTTCTCGTTGTAGAGCGCGAGCAGGCGTTCAGCGCGCTCCGGGTCGCGCCAGACCCATGCGCGCCACTCGACGCGCAGCGCGTTCTGCTTCTCACGCGCCTGTTCGGTTTCGGCTTCAAGAACGACCGTTTGCATGCTGCCATCGCCGCGTCGGTAGGTCTTCGTCACGACCACCGCACGCCCAACCAGCGTAGCCTGGAAAATGTCCGTCGCCTCCATGTCCTTCGTGCCCCAGGTGGCGGTATTGAGCACCGGGTCCGGCTCACCGACCACGCGGACGAACCACAGGCCCGAACCGCGCGAATAGGTCATGTTCGCGTCGGCGCCCGTGATCTCGCGGTGGAACGCACGCAGATCCTCCACTGGCAGGAACGGCGCGCCGAGCGCGATGGTGATTTCGCTGGGGGTCTTGTCGCGCGGAATGATCTTGGTCAGCGCCTCGACGTTGCGCGCAAAGCGCGGGTCGCGCTTGGCGGCGTCCTTCGCTTCCGCGAGCTTGGTTTTCACATCGCCCGAGAGATAGTCATCAGCGGTCGCCAGCGCCCCCTCGGGCGTCTCGAACACCAGCGCCCCCAGTTCATCCACGATCGCGGCGCGATCCTTTCCGTAAATCTCGGTCATGTACGCCGGATCGAGTCGGCCCCGATAGTTGAGACTCGCGACCAGCGCGTCGCGGGCGCTCGTGACGGTCACATCATCCGACGGCGGGAACAGCACGCGGCGCTGGAAGATGTCGGCTTTGGTCGCCTTCGGTGCGCGCGTCGCCACACCCTCGCGCTTGGCGACGGCCTCGCTGATGCCCGCGTCGTAGTCGAACTCCAGCGCCAGCAGCAGGCTCGCATCGGGGTCGTCGAAAAACAAACTGCGATTGGTGCGCGAGGCGTTGAGATGTCCGTACCGCTTGAGGAAAGCGTCATAGCGGTCGTTGAGCGTGCGCCGATTGGTCTCGATCTGCTTCGTCGTCGCCTCTGGCGAACGCTCCAAACGCATTTGCTGGCGCAGGACGTTGCGCAACTCGATCATGCCGCGCATGCGTGCCTCGGCGGTCGCGCCCGGCGCCGTCCACGGCACTGCTTTCGCCGTACCCATGCGATCTTCGCTGCGAACATGGATGCCGCCATCGTCGGCCACGAAGTAGGCGCCGACCTTCGTGCCTTCGGGCACTTCGGTGTCGGTCATCGCCTCCGTGCGCTCGATCGGCGTGTAGCGGCCTTCGGGCAATCGCTCGGCCCACGCCCGCAACTGCGCCCCCAACTCGCCGGACGGCTCGACGGTGTACTCGTTTGCCCGATACATCGAACCGCTGGCCGAGGGCGTGCCCAGGACATGATCGGGGTGATCCAAGAAATAGGGATTCACGCGGAACGTCATCGCCTCGCCGGTCGCGGGATGTTCCAACCGCTGTTCGGCCGTCTGCACCCAGCGCAAGGCCACTTGAATCTGCTCATCCGTTTGCGGCTCGGCCTCGGCAGCACGTTTTTGCAGGACGATGATGTCGGTGACGACTTCGGTGCCCGCGTTCTCCGCGAACGCGGTTCGGGGCAGACGTACCGCCGCGATCAGGTCGGCGCGTTCCGCGATCCACTGCCGCGCCCGGCTGTCTTTGGCGTCGAGGAATTGGCGCGAGACGACCATCATCAACACGCCGCCCGGCCGCAGCTTGTCGATGGACTTGGCGAAAAAGTAGTTGTGGATGCTGAATCCCGAATACGCGCTGCGTTCGGGATCAACGATGGGTTCGCTGCCGAACGGCGGATTGCCGATCGCCACATCGAAGAATTCGCCCAGGATCGCCACGTCCTGAAACCCGCTCTGGCGGATGTTCGCCTTCGGGTACAACGCGGCGGCGATGCGTTGCGTCAGCGGATCGAGTTCGATGCCGAACAGGTCGGAGGCATGGCGCAGCTTCGCGGGCATCCCGCCGAAGAAGTGGCCGATGCCGACCGCCGGTTCCAGAATGCGCCCGCCCGTGACGCCCAGGCGCGCAAGGCCGGCGTACATGCCGTCGATGACCGTCTTGCTGGTGTAGTGCGCGTTGAGCGTCGAGGCGCGCGCCGCGCGCCATTCGGCATCGGAGAGCAATCCTTGCAGTTCGGTGCGGACTTTCGCCCACTGCGCATTGGCCGGATCGAACACGACCTTGAGCGCACCCCAGCCGACGTAGCGGGCCAGTTGCCGGCGTTCCTCCGGCGTCGCCACACGGTTTTCAGCATCGAGCGTCTTGACGATACGGATCGCGGCGAGATTGTCGCGGGCCTTGCGCGCGAGTCCGCCCTTGCCCAGATCGTCCGCCAACCCTTCGGCCGGCATACCGTCATCGGCCTGTCCGGCCGCGACCTCCGCCTCTGGCATCGCCGCAGGCTCGGCCTGCGGCGATGCGGTGTCGGCCTCGACGGAAGAGGCCGCAGGATCGTCGATCGCTGCGGCCTCTTGGGTTACTCGTCCTCGTCGCCCACGACGTTGACGGCCTCCTCCTCGTAATCCCAGATCGGTGGCGCCAGCGACAGTTCCCAGACCTGCGCCTTCTCCCAACTCGACAGATGGTTCAGGCTGGTGTCCATCTTCGCCCGCGTTTCCTGCTCGGTCTGGTCCGCCAACGCCTCCAGATAGTAGTTCTCCGCGATCAGCCGCTGCACCCGTTTGGGCCAACCCAGCATCCAGCGGTTCGCGATCTCGCGCGCGGTCTGCGACGACATCGCCAGCAGTTGCTCGCGCACCTCGGGCGGATAGGCGTTCGGATTGACCAGATGTTGCATCGGGGGTGTCCTCCTCGTTCTCGGCGCTCGCCGTTTCGGGTGGCATGGCCTGCGCGGGCGTCGTTCCAGTGTGCGCCTCCGTCCCACGGGTGGGAAGCGGTCGGGAGGCATCGGTCGCGACATCCGCCCACAGGCGGTAGCTGCTGTTCGACAGGGTGATGAGGCCGCCATCGACCGCGTAGCGGGCGCCGAACCGGCCGCCGCTGTTGGTGGCGCCGGCCCGCTCGAACGCCGAGCGCATGGCCCGCATCGCGTCCTCCACCTCGATGACGTGTCCGAAGGTTGCCGGAAAGTCCACCCGCCCCGACTGCCCGGAGCGCACCTGTGCGACCAGGGCGTCCACGAAGTCCATCAGGATCGCATCGTTGTTCGTCGGTGCCTGCGGGGCATCCACCGCCTCGGACGCCTTCGGCGTCGAAGACGATGCGCTTGTGTCCGCAGCGGTGTTCTCGGCCTCGCTCGACGCGGGGGACGGTTCGACCTTGGTCCACCGCTCCGACCACGGCACTTCGCGGCGATGCTCGATCTTGCCTTTGTGGTTGACCGTGATCGTGGTGCCTGCCTCCAACCGCACCCAAGGGAAGCCGGATTTGGCGTAGAGCGTGCCGCGCGCCGTCTGCGCCGCATCGCGTATCAGGTCGCGCGAAGTCGCCTCCACGCGGTCGCCGATCGCAAGGCCCGCTGTCGCCAGTGCCTGCATCCGACGCCCACGATGGCCCTCGTTCGAGGCATCGGCCAAGCGTTTCAGGATCGGGAACAGCCGGCCGTATTCCTCGGTGACGCGATAGTTCTGCAATCCACCGAAGACGCGCGCACGTTCCTCCTGCCACTGGCGCGCTTCGGCAAAGGTGGCGAAATCGGGGAACACCTCCACAGGGGCGCGCCGGTCGGCCTCACGCTGCGCGCGACGCGCGGCATCCTGCGCCTGCTCCGTCGCGCGATCGGTGCCAGCCCAGCGGTAGATCGCGTCCTCCGAAGCCGCCCGCCCGCGCGGCAATGGGACGCCAGTCGCGGCCGTGAACACCGCGCGGCTCGCGGGATTCATCTTCGCGTCGCCCAAGTTGCGCGACACCAAGGCGCGCGCGTCCCGGCGCTCGATCCAGTCGATCAACTCGTCCGTCGCTTGATCGTAGAACGCACGCTCCGAGTCGGTCATGTCCGGTCGCTTCTTGCGCATCGTTTCGACGAACAGGCCGCGCAACGCAGAACGGTCCAACGGCCCTGTGGTGTCGTCGGTCGCGGATGCGACCGGCATCGTCGTCGCCGATGTGCGCGCCGACGCCGCCGAGAGGTCGGTCTGGGGCGTGGTGGTCGCGGTCGGTGCCTCGCGTTCGCGATGACGGCGCTCCGCCTCCATCGCCGCCGCATCGGCGTCGATCGAATCGACCTGCGCTGCCACCCGCTGCGCCTGGGCGGTCTGCGTCCGCATGCGTGCATCGCGTTGCGCCAGCCAAGCATCAAATTCCTGCTGGCCTTCCAACGTCATGCGCGAAGGAATCCCCAACGTCGCCCGTACCATAACAACAAATGACGCTCGCTCCTCCTTCGGTATCGTCGCCAACCTGTCTTCCAGACGAAGCCCGACTTCCTTCGCCGTTAGGCCGGTTGCGAACAACGCTTCCATCGTGTCGCTGATGCCCATGCGATCTGCTTGATCGCGTGCCGCCTGCGCATTCTGGTTCGTCCAGTGCTCCGGGTTCGCCCCCACCTGGACCCTGGGGAGGTCGATGCTGTCCATCACTGACGGCGCCTGCGCCTTGCGTTGCTCGCGCACACGGTCGATCAGCGGATTCATGCGCGCGGCGGACAGGCCGGGATACGTCGTTTCCACGAAGCGGCGCACATCGCCGCGCGTGGGGGCTTTTTCGCCCTGCCAATCGTTCAGAAAATCGTGAATCGCCGTCATCACCGTGTCGGGAGCCGGCGGCGGGTTGAGCAGTTCTCCGGTGTCCGGGTCGATCCCGGCCGGCACGGTCGCGGAGGGAGGCGCGGCAGGCGACCCGCTGCCTGCGCTCGACGCCGCACCCGCTGCGGGCGTGCGCAGCGCATGGTCGCGCACGGCTGCCCGCACATCCGGCGTCAGTCCCGTTCGATCCAGTTCACGCGCCTGCCGCAGATCGGCGGCGCGCTGCGCGTTCTGTTGCGAAGGCGTCGATGCCACGCCCTCCGGCGTCACGACAACAGGCGCGCGTGGATCGACCGTGCCGTAACCGGGGCGCCCATCCGGTGCCGGCAAGCCCGGCGGAACAGGCGGAACGGGCGGCGGATTCGGCGCCGGTCGGTTCGGGACACCCCCGAGCGCGCCATAGACGCCGCCACCGATCGCGCCGGCCGCGAAACTGTCCAGGTACTCGGTCAACGCCTCGCCATCGGTCAGGGACTGCGCCGCACCGAATCGCTGCGCGGCCTGCTGCACTGCTTCGGTCGTGCCTTCGGTCAGCGCGTTCTTGCCGAAGCCGCTCGCCATCCGGCGCGTGAGGCCGCCCGTGCCGCCGACGCCCTTGAGCAAGGTATCGGCCAGCACCTTGTCGCCGAAGGTTTCGGCGGCACCGTAGACTGCACCGCCCGCCAGTACGCGCGTCAGGTCGATGTCTTCGCCGGTTTGCTGCGCCTGATCGTAAGCCGCGTTGTAGGTGTCGCCGAGACCGCGCGCAGTCGCGCCGGTCGCGAGCGCGCCGACGCTGCCGATCTCGCGTTGCAACGTGCGCGTGAGGAATTGCTGGCCCAGGTCAGCGGCTTCGCGCTTGGCGATGTCTTCCGCCGTGCCGGCAGCGATGCGCTTCGCCGCGTGTTCGGCGACCAGCGCGGCCGTGCGCTCACGCAATTCCTTCTTGATCGCAGTTTTGCCGAGTAGGCCGGCGACCGCGCCCGCGATGTTGCCAAGGACCGGCACTTCCGAACCGGCCGCCGCACCCGCCGCCGCCGTGACCAGCGATTCGGCGACACTCGGCAGCATCTGGCCGATGGTGTACTGCGCCCAGTCCAGCAGGTTTCCGGTTGTGCCCAGCACGCCATCGCCGCTGCCCCATGCACCGCTCAGGCTGTCGGTGGGCCGGGCGGTCGCTCCCATTTCCTGATTCAGTGCCTGCGCGCGCTGCGCCCAATCGCGGGCCGTATCATCTGCGCCGACCAGATCGGCCGCCAGTGCGCCCAGGCCGTAGACCGATGCCTTGGTGCCCGGCCAGTAGCTTTTCACGCCGCGCACGAAATCCCCATCGTCGCTGGCCGGCGGCGTCGCGGCTGTTGCCTCGGGGTTGTTCGCCCGAAAGGCAGCCTGCATCTGTGCCAGATCGGCGCCGGTCAGGCGCGCGACTTCGGGCAGGGCGGTGTTCGCGTACTCGTCGCGGATCGCACGCTGACGCTCGGGTGGCGCGGTGTCGTAACCGCTGCGCGCACGCACATTGCCCCAGTGATAAACGTCGATCACCTCCGGGGTGAAGGCCGGTGCCTGCGGCGGGTGCGCGCCGTAGGCCACGTTCATCCAGTCGGGGACGTTCGGATTCCACGCGCGCGGCGCGAGCGGGTTGTAGGGATCGGTCGCCATTACCGCAGCATCCTCAGTAGCGTTTCGAGTGGGGTCGGTTCAGGCGCAGCGTCAGGCGACGGCGCGGCCGGATCGATCGCCATGGAGTCGGGCGCGGGTGCCCGCGCCTCCGGCATCGGTGCCGGACCCGGCAGGGTGTAGGCCGCCTGCGGCGGTGATGGCGACGGCGCGGGAAGCGATGCCGGACGCCAAGCCGGCGCCGTGACGGATTGCGGTGTCTGCGCCGCAGGCGCAAACGGTGTGTATGCCGTCGTCCGCGCGGGCGTCGCGGCAGACAATGCCGCCGCCCCGCCGCCGCGCCGCACGAAATCCGCCATGACCTGCGCCTTGGTCTTGCCGTGCAAGTGCGGATTGGCGCGGTACGCCGCGCGCGTGACCAGCGATTGCATCGGGGTATCGTCGCTCGCGCCGAGAATCTTCTGCGCGCCTGCTGCCCCGAAATGGTGCGCCAGATACAGATTGCCGGGCGTCGCGGCATAGCCGGCGCGGGCCAACTGCTGCGCACTCTCCTGATCGTAGAGCGCGACCATCTGATCCGATCGCGCACCATCGCGGCGCGCATCGAGGATCTGCGCGTTCGATAGTCCCTGCGCCCAGGCGGGCTGATGACGACGCACCAACCCGAGCCAGGTCGAAGCCAGGAACTGATGCTTGCCCAGCGCGCCGGAACGCGGGTTGTGGGCGTTGTCGTCGCCGCCGGACTCCAGGCGGTTGCGGAACGCATCGTAAGCGGCGTCCGTCATGGCCGGTACGGCCCCTCATACGGTTCGGCGCCATACGACGGCAGGGTGATGCCGTAGGCGGTCGTGGTCTGCGGCACGGCCGGACGTGCCGTCCGCCGCTGCCGTTCGGTGTCGTCTTCCTGCTGCGCCCGCTGGTAGACGGTGCGCGCATCGAGCAACGCGCGCCGCGCCTGCGCTTCCGCCTGCGTATAGCGTTCGACCGCGATGCGTCGATCGACGCCCCGGCCCGTGCTTTGATAGCGTTCCTGCGACTGCTGCGCTTCCTTGAGCTTGCGCTCCGCATCGCGCCACCGCTGCGCCGCGTCGCGATAAGTCTCCAGCGCATCGGCGGTGCGCGGCTGTTCGCGCGGGCGCTTGATCGTGCCGATCGCCGGGTCGATCTCGACATCGCTGCCTGCACGCGCGACGGCGGGCGCGGCGACCGGGGCCGGGTTCGCGGGACGGCGCTGGGGCGATGCCGTGGACGGCGAGGCCGCCGGGGCATCCTCCACGCGCGCGCCGAATCCCAGCGCATCGAACGCGCCGGCCGGTGCGGTAGGCACAACCCCGCCGAACAACGCCCCGAGCGCGCGCGTCGCATCGTCGCGCTGCTGTTGCAGCGAGGCGCGTTCGGTGTCGTCGAGCGCGTTGACGATGGCCTTGTCCAGCGTCTGAATCCGGTGTTCGAGGACGGTTTTCTGGCTCTCCTGTGAGGGCGTGAGCGTCGTACTGCCGCGCGTGGCGGCGTCGGTGTAGTGCTGCCACGCGGTCGGCGATTGCGCCGTGAGCGTTTGCAGCAACGCGGCGGCCGATGCCGCCGGCATCGTCGGATAGGCGTGACCCTGCGCATCGGTGTAGGTGATCTGCCCCGCCGCGTTCTTCGCGACCTGTCCCAGTTGCGCTTGTTGCAGCAGGGCATTGGCGGTGTCCACGTTGCCGGCGAGCAGGGCGGAACTCGCGGCCGCATAGAGGCCGCTGGCGTAGGGCGCGCCGTACTGGCCGGCGACGCCCTGCGCGCCCGGCCACGCCGCCGCCGCACGCTGTCCGGCCTGCGCCGATTGCAACGGATCGGCGAGGCGCCCCGCCGCATCCCGCGCCGCCGCATCGGCGACCGGGTTCTGGTAGCGCATGTCCTCGGCCGCGTCGCGCGCGCGTTGGTTGTCCGGCGTCCAGGCGCGACCGAGCGTGTCGAGCGCGAGGTGGTTCTGTTCGTTTCCCAAGCGGTAGGCCGAGCCTTGCATCGCTTCTTGTGCCGGCAGCAAGCGGCCCTGCATCTGCGCCTGATCGGTGTCGAGGCGCCACAGCGCACCCTGCCGCGTCTCGTAGGCGGGTAGCAGACGGGTGTCAGCTTCTGCCCGGCTTGCGCCGTAGACATTGCCGGCGTTGAGTTTGTCGAGTGAAGTCTGATGCGTGTTGAACGCGAGATCGTTCGCCAGCCCGAAGGTGAAGGCGCGCTGCCGGGCGTCCGCCTGCCGCGCGGCAGCCTCGTCGAGTTGCTGCAACCACTGTGCGGAACTGGCGCTGGCGCGATCGAGGATCGCGAGCGGATCGTAGGTCGGCATGCGGAAAGTCCGTAGTGACGGTCGGGTTACGCGAAAGGCGCCATGCGTGCGGCAAGGCCACGGGCATCGCGCAAGTTGAGCAAGGTGTCGTCGTCCGGTGCGTCGCCATCGAAACCACCGAAGCCGCCAGACACGCCGCGCGCGAGCATCGCGGCCCCCATCCCGAACGATTGCAGGCTGTTCGCGCGCGACTGTTGCATGAGGTAGCCGGAGAAGCGCCCGAAACTCGCCTGCAACGCGCCGTAGTAGCCGCTCATGCCGCTCATCAACGCCTCGTTCGCGCCGCCGATCGCCGCTGTCGCCGCACGCATGTCGCCGGTCGCGCTCGCTTGCAGGCTGCGACCGATGTTGAACATCTGCAATTTGCGGTTGAACTGCACATCGTCGCGACGCCACGCCTGCAATTCCTCGTAGCGCCACGCATGGTTCACGGCATCGACTTCGGTGCGCGCCCACTCCGAATGAATCTCGCGCAGCAGATTCGCGTTCGCGCCCGCGCAGTAGCGCGAGAGCTTGCGATTGAGTCCGGTCATCGCCTTGCCGAAAGCGCGCGCGGCGTCGTTGCGCGCGCGGCCCATGTGCAACTCGTACTGCGGCACGTAGCGCGGATCGGCGGCGACCTGCGCCATCGTCGCGTCTTCGACCGGCGCGAAGATCGTGGTGTAGCGGCAATACTCCTTCTCGGCCATCACCAGTTGGCGATTGGCGAGCGCGGCCTGATCGTTGGCGATGGAGCGCACCAAGTCGCGTTGCTTGCTGGCGATGTAGTTGTCGATCGCGATCTGGATCGCGACTTGGCCAATGGCCTTGACGCCTACGCTGTCGAGTTGCTGTTTGTAGGCCAGTTCCGCGAGGTAGCGGTCGCGGCCGGCGGCCGGGTTCGGCGTAACGTGGATCGACGGCTGCGCGAGATACGCGAGCAACGCACCCAAGCCCGCGCCGACGATCGTACTCGTCACCTGACTGTTGCCGTCCGGGTCGCCCGGCACCACTTCGACGTTGCCGGTGTCGCAGTTGTAGCGCGGCAGGGTCTGGCCGAAGCCGGCATAGTCGTCGTCGTTGAGCATCCAGCCCAGCAACCCACCGATGCCGGCGCCCGCAAGGATCGTGCCCCAGGAAATCGTGCCCGGCAGCATGGTCGGCAGCGTCGGGTTGTAGATGACCTGCCGGATCTGCTGGTTGATGTCCTGCCGTTGCTGCGACTCGGCGTTGATCCAGGCGTTGACGGCGGAGGTGTTGTCGTTCTGGACGAGGTTGCGATGCTGGAGCATCGATAGATACGCCGCGTCCATGAACGACGCGCCACCCCAGTTGGTGACGAGGACAGCGGTCGCCATCAGCCGATCTTCTTGCTGTAGGCCGTCGTGGACGCGCGGAAGCCGGCCAGCATCGGCATCCCGCAGTTCGGCGCGAGTTCCACGCGCAACTGGGTCGCCTGCCGCTCTTTCGCCCAGGTCTCGAAATCGGCCACCAATTCCGTGGCAGTGGTCGCGGTGACGCCCTCGCCCGCCGTATCAACCATCAACAGCGGCGCATGCGCCTGAATCTCGCCGTCGAGCGGCGCCATCGCGTTGTAGCCCATCAGCAGGCCGACCGGCACGCCGGCCGCGTTGATCGCGGCGCCGACGTACATCGAAATGCCGCCCGCGCCTGCCAGCACCGGCACGAGCGCGCGCACGATGCCGGCCTCGTGCGGCGTCGCGTCCGCATCAAGCGCGACCACGTAGCGGCGGACCAGATCGACCAGCGCATCGGCCATGCTCAGGGGGATGTCGTTGTTGCGTTTGATCTGCATGGTGGCTCCGAAAATGCAAAGGCCCGCGCGTTGCCGGGCGGGCCTGGGTTGGATGGATGGAATTGCTGAAAAATTACACTGATTTTTTTGCGCGAATTTCGCGAAGTTTGACCGAATCGAAATTTTTATCGCGGCACCATGAAAATCAATCGCTTGCCGAAAGCACTTTGATTTCTGTACGTTTTACGGACAGTTTTCAATGTATTCCACCGTCCGTCTTTTCATGGAACTCGTAATTTTCACCATAGACAGCCACGCGATCTTCTGCTGCTATCGACACGACTCCATCGAAGGAACGCACCATGCTGATCGCGCTTTACAACGGACGCCGCGTCCGCGCCCACATCGCTGGTAGCGGTGCGCTGGGCACCTGCCCTTGGACCCGCCTTCCGGTCAAGGCATGCGTCGGCGAAATCTTGCAGTATTGGGCCTACGTCGGCGGCGCACCGAAACTACCCGCAGGCTACGAGCAGGAATCCGAATGGCATGAGCAGTGGAAGGCGACCATCGACGACGCCCACTGCGAAGTGGTCATGGGACCGAACAACGAGCATCGCGCCGACATCCTCGGCAGCGACAACACGGTGATCGAGATTCAGCACAGCCGCATCGACATCCGAGACTCGCGCGCCCGCGTGGACTTCTACCGAACGCACACCGGGCGGCGCGTGATCTGGGTCGTCGATATTCAGGAGTTCTGGCGCAAGACCTTCACGCTCGGTCAACGCGACGAGAAAGGACATTACCGCGTCGAGTGGAATCCGCGCAGGATGTGGCTCTGGGACTTGGCTGCCGACACCGATACGAACTGCTTTCTGGAATTCAACCAAACCAGCGACAAGCTGCTGCAACTCTGGGTGCATCAGAAAACGCTCTACGCGAAGTATGTTCCGAAGCGCACGTTCTTCCTGCGCTACATGGACGCCGTGGCGAAACCCGAATACAAGGGCTACCCGCCAGAGGCGGAAGCCTTCCTCCGGCGCGCGCTCGTCAAGGCATAGCGGCAGGGTCAGCAAGGGCCGTGCCCGACGGCCGTCCGGGTGGGGTAGCCAATGGCCCCGGACCTGACGGAAGCCACCTTACCGATCCGCAGGGCGATGTGGCATCGGTGATTGCCGCACCGCCCTGTCAGGGTTTTCCTACCCCGCCGCCAGTTCGGCGATGCTGGTGGCGATGTGGATTTCGCGTAGCACACCCTTGTCGGGCGATTCCGGCCGTTCGATCTCGATCTCGAACCCCAGATGCCGACTCAGGTGCGGCAACCGGAACGGGTTGGAGTGCCGTAGCTCCCGCTCGAAGCGCAGCCGGTCGTCGGTCCACAGCCGGAACGTGGTTGCCGGGGCAGCCTCCGCCCAGTCACCGCGGAACGGGTGTACGTCCCAGACCACTTTGGCCGCCGCCCAGTTCATCTGTCCCGGCGTGACCGTGCAGCGCGTCCGGTAGCGCAGCGACAGGTAGGTCGGGCCGGCGTTCCACTGACCGATGCCGGTCGGCAGCGCCAGGAACAGCGCGTCGGTGCGACTGCGAAGCAGTGCGGTTGGGCGCAGCGACAGCGCGATCAGGCCCAACTGCCGGCCGGGATAGGCCGGGTCGGTCAGATCGAGCATCCAGCCGCTGTTCGCGGTGAAGCCGAACCACAGGCCATCGTGGACAGCGGCGAGCATCGTCTCCGGCCGCAGGGCCGCGAAGTCGTCTTCACCCCAGTACGCCTGACTGACGCGCTGGGACTGGCGGCCATGCAGCAGGACCATGCCGTCGCGACCGGCGTAGAGCGCGCTCCCGCTCGGCGTGACCGTCATCGACCGGCGCGAGACGCAGGGCATGGGCTCCACCATGCGGAACACCTCTCGCCGTCCAAGTTCGTCCGCCTGCGGCGCGATCCAGTACGGGTGCCCGTCCGTGGCCACGTACAGCCCGCTGTCGGTCCAGGCCAGCGCGACGATGGTGTCGTCCAGGTGCAGGCGGTAAGCGTCCGGCCACGCATGGAATTCGTGCGGCTCACAGACCCACAGCTCGCGGCCGGCCGCGCCGGCCAGTTGGGTGCCATTCGGTTCGGCGATCAGATGCGTCAGTCCTTCCGGCGGGGGCGCAAAACGCATCGTCGTCAGCGGCTCGCCCAGGTCCAGATTCGGGAGGGCATCATTGACCCCGTTCACGGCTGCCGGGAATTCCCCGACGAGGTGGAAGTCCTCCATGCGCGGCAGGCCGATCTGCTCGGCGCCCGCGTCACTCGCGGTCAGCCGGTACAACCGCGCCGCCTGCACATCCCAGCCGCCGCTGGGGGCGCTGTCCCACTGCACCAGGACGGCCGCGCCGTAGTCGATCCCGAAACGCGCGGACGGCAGCGACGGCGGGCCTTCGTTGCCGAACCGATCCACGTAGGTGACAACATACGCGCGGTATTCGCTGCGCTGGTCGTTCGGCCCGGCCCAGCTTGGCGGTGCGCTCGGGGTCGCGACCGGCGGCATCGGCACGGGCAGGCCCAGCCGCCACCAGCGACCGGCCACGGCGTCCGCCGCATCGGCCCATACCGGGGCACGCAGATCCTCGCCGACCGCGATCACGCGCGAGCATCCGGGCAGGCCGGCAACAAGATCATCGACGCCGGGCAGCGCGATCCAACCTGCCTCCGTGCGGAAGATCGTGCGATGCGGTGCCCCGCGCGGATCGACCGGCAACGGCGTGCGATATGCTTCGATAGTGCCATGCCAGAGATTGACGTTTTCGGCCCAGATCGCCTCATTGCCGGCGAGCAACGCGCGATGAGCGCGTGGACGCATGCCGACTAAACCACGAAAATTGATGGAAGTCATTGTCAGATGGAATGGCCCGACTACGGGTATCGACAAACACGGAATTGACCCATGACCAATACGCACGCATGAAACCTGGCGCATCCCTCGAAAAAGACGTTCGGCGTGTCTACGCCTTTCTTTTGAACATGCGAGACGAAGGTGTTGCTGTCAGCAACCCGATGTTCATGACTGGAAAATCAGGTGAGCAGCACGAAATCGACGTGTACTACGAGTTCACAAAGGCCGGCATTCGGCATCGCGTCGCCATTGAATGCAAGGATTGGGCCACGTCCATCTCGAAAGGCCAAGTTCAAGAATTTGAATCCAAGCTCCGCGACATTGGCAACATCACAGGGGTCATCGTTGCTCGGAACGGCTACCAAAGTGGGGCCGATGGCTTCGCCAAATACCACGACATTCTTCCCTTGCGTTTTGAGGATTTGCCTTCTATCAACCAGCTTCTTGCAGAGCGGTTAACCACCGTGGCATTACCCCACGAGGATTATGTCGGCGAACCCTTCTGGATCATCATGGAGCTTCGGGATGGAAAACTGACAGGCTCGCATTATGGCGCTCGCTTTCCTGGCTTCGATAAAAATCTGATTCCCCTTACCTTCTCACGACCCCATGCAGAACGCATTTTTCGAGACGCCAATCTCAGCCCTAAACGGTGGGCGATTCGCGGCCTGCCCCGCTTCGCGCTGCGTGCATTTCTCGTCACATTGGAGCTGTATGAGAAAAAAATGAACGGTGGCACCATACTCTGTTTTCTTCCGCCCGGCGCAGAAGATGACGCCGAATTCATCGGCATTCAAGCGTCCCGAGAAGATTTGATTCGCGACTATTACGGCAGCCCGATTCGTTCGCTTGAAGAAACGGATGATCGTTGAGTCCTCGCTGACAGACTATCTTCGCAACTCCGTCTTTCGTTATCCAAATCAATCACGTAAACAACAATCCGACACTTCGCGCGATGACAGCACCGCATCGCACCCACACCGTCAACACGGCCACCTCGCACCCGTCCACGGCCACGCGCCCGAGATACCATCCTTCGGGCGCCTCGGTCAGATCGTGGTCGAGAAGGAAGGTCGCGACGCCCCGCACGACGGATTGCGCGACGTAGGTTTTCGACGGCGACCGGCACGCGACCGGCAACGCCTCGTCGCACGGCCGGCACGGCGCCAAGGTCGGCGCACGCTTGCCGCATGCGCCGCAATTCGACTCGCCGCAGCCACCACACCCGCCCCAGCGACCTTCCGCCACATCATGCGCGCGCGGCCACGGACGCGCGCACGCATCGACGCCATCTAGCGCGGGCGGACATGCGACCTCGCCCTTGCGCGTGACAGTCAAGGTGACGTTCGCCGCATCGACCGTCGCACAGTCGCGCATCAGCACCACTTGCAGGCGTTCGGTGTTCGGCTCCACGATCAGCGGGCGCGCCATGCGAACCTCCTACACCGCAAAATCGCCGCGCTCCAGCACCATCGTCCGCGCGCCGCCCGTGCGACCGCGTAGGCGGCGCGTGCGGGCACGCAGGATCGCGGCGTCGAAGCGTTGGCTGTAGACGGCCGCCAGACGCGGATCGCTGAACGGCTGTCCCGGCAACAACAGCACGTCCGCGAGCGCGCCCTCGACCAAGGCCCGGCCCCATTCCTCTACGAGCCGCGCATCAAGCCGACACGCATCGTGACGCGGCGCGGCCACGTAGCGCACCCGCAGGGTGTCGCCAGCATCACCCTCGCGGTCGATCCAGACCGACACGTCCGGCGTCTCCAACGCTTCGACGCGGAAACCGCAGCCGGTTTCGATCACATCGCGGCGCGGATCGAGCATGCGGTCATTCTGCATGCCGTCATCCGTCGTGCCGCAACCGATTTCGACGGCGACGATGCGAACCACGCGCTCGCAGTCGGCGGGCACGACCGGATAGTCGCGTATCCCGCATGCCATCGGCAGGACCGCATCGCGTTCCAGCCAGCCGGACGCCTCGCAGAACCGGATCGCCGCATCGCGCAGATAGCTGTGCGCCGCGACATCCGGCAACCCCGGCGCAGCGGCGACCACGCGCGCCAGGAACGGCGCGAAGTCGGTGTAGCGCGGCCCGCAGGTCACGGACGCGCCCCGTCCGGCGCGCGTCCGGCCTGCGAACCGGCGACGACGCGCTCCTTCGCTTCGGAGACACCGAGCATCGCGTAGAAGTGCTGGCGGTGATCCTGTTGCTTGGCGAAGGACTGCGCCGATTCCATATCGACGCTGTAGGCGCGATACAGCATCCACTCGATCAAGGCGTTATGCAGACGCGCGGGCGTCACCAGCCGATCATTACGCGGATCGGCATCATCCAATTGCGCCAGGGTGATCGCCTCCGGGGACTGCTGGCACACCAGCGCGACGGTGTACGGTTGACCGTCGTCGGGCACGGGCGGATCGACGAAGAACGATTGCGGGTCTTGCGGCGTGAAACTGTAGCCGCGCACGCGGTAATCGCCACACACGCTGACCGGCGCGCAGCCGGTGTCGGCGAACGCCTGTAACAGTCCGTCATCGACCTTGCGCGCGCGACCGGCATCGCCCGCCGAGCCGATGATCTTCTGCAACTGGCAGCCCTCCGGCAACGGTCCCTGTCGCGCGCCGGGCACCAGCGCGAACACGTCCGTGTGCGCGTACAACTCCGGTCGATACAGGTAGACCTGTCGCTGCGCGTCGTTGAGGTATTCGAGCAGATCGGCGCGCGCCCAGCGAATGTGCTCGTAGCCGGGCTCGGCATCGTTGAGCAGGCGCGCGACTTCGAGCATGAGCGCCGCCGCGAACTCGGCCATTACAGCGCCGCCCCGCTGGCACCGTCGTCGATGCGCTCGTTGCGGCGCTTGACCGACTTGCGCTTGGTTTCGCCGGCACGGTTGTCGGCGTCATCGAACCCACCTTCCAGGCCGGCGGTCGCCATGTCCAGGGGATTGCCGTGAACGTCGGTCTCGATCGTCGGCACGGTGAGGATGGAGCCGACCTTGCGGATCGGCTCGCCGGCCTGCTCGAAGTCGCGACCGTTGGTGGTGTAACCGGGCGTGAGGCCCGGCAACAGCTCGAACTCGTCGTCACGCGGATACAGATGGCCGTGTGCGTCCTGGAAGACGGCCATCTTCTCGCCGGTATGTTCGATGTTGCGGTGGATGTCCAGCGACGTATGCGGCTGGGGCGTTTGCTGAAGGGAAAAGGGTTGCATGGGTTCCTCGGGCAACAAAAAAGCCCCGCCGAAGCGGGGCTGTGGGAGAGGCGCGATGTGCGGCGTGTGACGGTCAGTTGCCGGTATCGGGGTGGAAGATGATCGCGGACACCGTGAGCCGCAACTTCGTCGCACCCGTCGCGGGCCAACCGCTGACCGAGAGCGTCACCGCATCGGCCAGCGGCTGCCACGCATTGACGACGGTGTAGTCGCTGCCCAGCACCGAAGCGTCGATCGCGGCGTTGAACGCGCCGCGCACGGTGGACGCCTGCAAGGTCACGCCGGTTTCGGCCGATTCGACCTTCCAGTAAAACCCGTGCAGGAAACAGCCCGGCGGAATCACGATCGGATAGATCACGTCCTCGCTGGCGATGTCGTGGCAGACGAGGTACTGCTGCAAGCCCGGCTGCAAGCGCCCCTCGTCGCCGTTGGGCACCACGCAATCACCGCGCATGGTGTAGCCGGTATCGACCAGCGCCGGATAGAAGTCCAGCGAGCGCGAGAGGCCGTAGGCGACGTGGACCTTGTGCCCCGCCGCTTCGGTGTGGACGCGATCGAGCAGTTCGGTGGTGAGGGCGCCGGCCAGATCGGCCGGCGTGGGACAGGCGGTGCAGCCGTCGTCGATCCAGCCGGCCGCATTCTGGCCGAACAGCGCATCGAACGGGGTCTTGCCGCCGCCGTGGTACAGGTGGTGGTAGGCCATGAAGGTCTCCTCAGTTGAATCGCACGTAGGCGACGCCGAGTTGTTCGGGGAACAGCGGCTTGTGGCCGAAGATCGACAGGCCACGGAAGTAGCTGCCGAAGAAGTGTTCGGACTTGATGACATCCGCATCGGAGAGCTGCTGCACGTAGCCGGTCGCCATGCGGCGGCCGAAGATGACGAAGCTGCACTGCGCGTTCGCCGTCGTGTCGTAGACGGTCGGGACGAAGTTCGAGCCGAGCAGGCGGAAGCCGGCCGGTTCGATGTGGCGCATGGGCTTGCCGCTGGAATCGACGATGAAGCTGCGCGGCAAGCCGGTGACGAAGGCATTGGACAAGGGCGATGTGAACAGCGCCGCCGTCGAGGCCGGGGGCAAGATCATGAACATCTCGCTCGCTTCCCAGACGTTGCTTTCGCACATGACTTGGTTGCAGCGGGCGAAGAACTCCAGGAAATTGCCGCCCGTGATCTGCAACGGATTGCCGACCGCGCCCAGGTTGACGTTGCGGCTGATGAGGCCGGCGTTGATGCCTTTGTTGTAGGGCGCGGCATCGCGGATCATCTTGGCGAGGATCGACTTTTCCTGCGCGTAACCGACCGAACGGCCGCCCGATGTAATGAGGACGTTTTGCAGTTCGTCCGCATTGCGGATCTGCTTCACATCGACGCGATCGAGCTTGTAGTTCCAGTAGAAGCCCTCGTCCACGGTGAGTGTGGTGGTGTCGATCTCGGGGGTGTCGGTCTGGAGCCGGAGGTTCTTCTGGTAGCGGTGGATACGCGCGACCGGCTCGCGCTGGAAGGTGATCTGGTCGCCGAACTGGCGCAATTGCCCGGTGTAGGCGGTGGTGGTGATGTCCTTCATCAGCGTTTCGGCATACGAACGCATGAGGAAGCGCGGATAGAAATGCGGCTGGATCAGCGACCCGCTGTATTGCGGGTAGCCGGTCGCGGCGGGAATGGTCATGGAACGAATCTCCGTGAGTCAGCGTTGGGAATGCGCTGTCCACGGCCCTCAAACGAGGGGGTCTACGTCACCCGTCAGGGATCGACACGCCCCTCGCGTAGCGCCTGCTGGAAAGCGCGCTCGAACTGCTGAAGCTCCTGAAACGTCTTTTGCCCGCGTTGCCACAACCCCATCATCGCGTCCATGTCGCCGCCCCGGAATCGCTGGCTGGCAGCCGGTGCGCCGCCCGCATGGATGCGGTCGGGCACGGCAAGCGCGTCCAGCGCCGAAGGTGCGGAGGTGCGATCAGAGGGGGATGCCTTGCGCTGCTGGAACGCCTGCACGATTTCGACGATGCCGTCGATGTCGCGGCGGGCGTCCGCTTCTTGCAGCGCCTGATTGAAGGTCTTGCCGCCGCCGAAGGGGATCGGCTGGAACACGAAGCCCGCCCACTCGCCGTCCTGGAACACCGACTGCGCAGCGCCGAGGCGCTGGGCGAGACGTTCGCGGAAGCTGTGGGTTTCGGTCTGCGTCAGGCGCGTTTCCAGCGGCTTGACCTGTTCGGTGACTTGCTGCTGCAAGCCATCGACCTTGGTCAAGAGCGCACGGATGGCCTTGGCGCCGTTCTCGCCAAACTCGAACGCCAGATCATCGTCGTTCAAGTCGCCCAGGCCCGTCGCCGCCGCAGGGTCACGCGCGGTGCCGGTCGGAGCGGTTTGCTTGAACGTGTCGAGTTCCTGCGCCTGCCGCTGGGTCAGATCGCGCAGCAGTTGGAGTTCGGCGGCCGTGTCGATGCCGCCGCCCTGCCCGACCTGCCCCTTGAGGGCGCGGACTTCTTCGGACAGACGCGGCACTTCGGCGTCGTACTTGCCCTTCAGGGCGTGATAGCGGGCTTCCCACTTCGCATCGTCGGCCGGCGGCGCGACGGTATCGGGCGCGGACGCATCCGGGCCGGGTCGCCACTGCTGGAGATCGACGTATTGCGCATCTGGCGCGGCCGGCGGAGCCGGTGTCGCGACGGGTGCGGCGGGTGAGGGAGGCGTGTCAGGGGCCGGCGTCGGCGGCGTGCGCGCGGCACCCGTCGTGGCGTCAGCCTGCTGTTGCAGTTGTTCAAGCGAGAAAAAATCGGACATGGGAACCTCGGGATCGGAGCCGCGTGCGACCCGCGCGTCGTCGCGCCGGAGCCGTGGCACGCGGCTGGCCAGCCGGTGGGCATCGGTATTCCAGCGCGACGCGCTGCGGGCGTCGTCGGTATTCCTGGGAGGAAGAAACGCCGGCTTGCGCCGGGGTGGCACTACAGCAGCGGGTCGTGCGACGCCGTTGCGGCGGTGTGCGGGGCGCTGGCGGCGGAGGCCGCCAGCGCATAGAGTTGTCGAATGGCGCGCGCCGCGCCCTGCTGGCGCAACATGTCGTCTTTGTCGTCCATGCCGACGAGGCGTTCGGCCGCGTGTTGATCGAGTTGCGCCAGATGCGCGACGAAGATGCGCCACGCATTGGCATTGGCGGACAGCGAACGGATCGCATCGCGCACGCGCGCGAGTTCGCGCTGTGGATCGCGCGATGGGCTCTCAGGCAACATGCTGCGGCTCATGCCAGCGCCTGCGTCACGCCGTTGCGGCGCAGGACGATCACGGTCGGCATGTCGATGCCGGGGACCACGCCTTCGGCGACGAGCCGATACCGGCCCGGCAGCACGACCGCGAGTTGGGTATTGGTCGGATCGAGTTGCAGCGGCTGGCCGTGGTGGATCGAGGGCGCATACAGCGTGGTGTCGCGATAACCCGTCACCATGTCCACGCGCACGCGCTGGCCCGGTTTCAGATCGAACGCCGAGACGATCGCGGCCGGCGCGATCACCTCGAACTCCGGCGACTCGACCGATTCGGAATCCGGCGACAGGTACACGTCGTCGCGGCGGCCGTTCGGCTGGCCGGCGTAGCCCAGGATGCCGGGCGTGCAGGTCGGCACATCGAAAATGCTGCTCATGCCCGCCTCACACGCACTCGACGTTGACGCCGAGTTGCACGGTGTCCACGGTCGCGGTGTCGATGACGACGCCATCGCTCACGCGGCGCAATTCGATCGTCGCCGACACGAACCGGCCGCCGGAGGCGCCGGAAAGCGTGTACGACCAACTCAGGAACTGCCCCGCCGCGAGCGACAACCACGCGCCGACCGCAACGCCATCGGGGGCGTGGCCGCTGGCGACGCGCAATTCGTAGTTCGCCGCCGCATCGCCGGACGCGAGCCAGCGCCCGCGATTGCCCGGCGTCACAAGCGCGAGACTGGAGCCTTCCGTCACCCGCCCGTCCTGGCGCACGTCGATGAAATACTGCACCGATGTCCCGTCCCCGCCGTTGGTGACGTAACAGCCACCCGCGATCATCTCGAAGGGAAAGCCGGAGGTCGCCGTCACGACCACGGGGTTGCACACGATATTCGCCATAGTGTTCGTCTCGATAGGTTACGGGCAGACGGCGTTGACGCCCGTGAAGACCTGATAGCCGCCGTAGGGTTCGTCCACGACGAATTGCTGGTCACTGCTGCGGCGGATCTGCACCCGGCCGCCGATCAATGCGCTGGTGCCGCAGCCAAGGGTGCGCGTCCAGGCGCGTGCCGCGCCCAGCGACAACCACGCATCCAGCCCATCGGGACCACCCGACAAGGCGCCGCTGACGCGCACCTCAAAATCGGCCGGATTCGCACCACTGCTGCCGATCCAGTTGCCGCCCGCGCCCGCCGCCGCGCCGCCGATGTCGCCGTTCGGTGCGATCGTCAGATCGGCGGTGTAGACATTGGGATTCGGCGGCGAGCAGTCCATCGCGAAGCACTGCCCCGCATCGCGCGCGAGCGCGCCGGCTGGCAATCCCGGCGTCGCCGGCAACAGATGGCAGACCGTCGCCGTCGCCGCACCCGCGACGATCTGCCCGGACAGCGTGGTCAGGATCGGCCCATTGGCCGCGCCGTCGTAGCTGGCGCAGACTTGACCGCCATCGACGATGGTGCCGCTGACGGTGACGACGAACGGGAATCCACCCGCAGGCGCCATGCCGTTGAGATAGACCGTCCAGCACACCGTCTCGCCCGGCGACACCGCGCCGGGGTGATCGCTGGTGATGTCGATCAGCGCGAGTGTCGCGTCGTTGTCGGTGATCGTCACCGGCACGCGCCCACCTGGAAACGTCGGAATGCGCGGCGTGGTGCCGATGTCGAATGCCAATTCGCGATCCGGTTCGTCGATCGCGTCGTCGCTGGTCTGCACGCACACGCTCGCGCGCGACTGACCGATAGGAATAGTCAGCGGCGAGGCGATGGGATAGCCGTGGATCGCCTGTTCGTCGCCGGACAGCGACACTGGGATCGTGACCGCCGCGCCCGTCACGGGTGCATCCAGCACGATCTCCCAACAGACGTTGGTGCCCTCGGGCACGGTGTAACCGGGCGAGACGTTGACCGCCGTAATCGTATGCGTCGAGGGCGGCGCGGTGTCGTTGTCGAGGATCGCGACGCACGCGTTGCCGCCTTGCGACAAGCGCGGTGCATCGACCTGGAGACACAGTTCGCGCGTACCCAGCACCGTGCCGTCGTCGAGCGTCGCCACGCACACCTCCACGGTCGTCTGCCCGGCCGGGATGACGACGCCGACCGGCGCGGGATAGCCGCGCAATGCCTGCTCCGAGCCGAACAGGCTCAGGGACAGCCCAAGATCGCTCCCGGCGACGACGGGCGTCACCTCGATCCGCCAGCACGCGGCCTGCCCTTCGACGATGGGCGTCGCCAGCGGCACCACGCCGACCAGGGTGTGCTGCGAGTCGCAACAGGTGTTCGTGATGATCCGCGACCCGCCCGGCCCGACCGTGATCGCGATACCGGGGCCGGCGACAATCCGATTCAGGAAATGTTGCTGCGCCAGTTCGATCGCGTCGGCCAGTTCCGCACAGGTCGGAATCGCGTTGCCGGGCGCATGATCCGCGCCGGCACAGGTCTTGAACACGCGCGCGAAGGATTCCGGCGGAATCACGTCCGGCGGCAGGGTATCGCCGGGCGCGAACGGCGTGTGCTGTCCGCGTTCGTATTTCAGGGGGCGACGTTCGGGCATGGGAACTCCGTCAGAATTCGACGTGGGACTGATCGCAACAGGTGTTGGTCAGCAGATAGGTGCCATCGGCGCGCACGGTGATTCGGATGCCCGTCCCTTCGGTCAGTCGGGCGAGGGCTTGCAGAAGGGCGGTTTCAATCGCGGTACGCATCTCCGCGCACAGCGGAATCGCCGCGCCCGGCGCGTGCGCGTGGCCGGCGCAGGAGACGAACGCGGCGGCGAATCCACCACCCGGCACCGTATCCACCGGCACCGTGTCGCCTGCGGCGAACGGGCGGTGTTCGCCCGCGTCGTATGTGAGGGGGCGGTGTTCGGCCATGTACGGCTCCGTGTGTGTGCGGGCGCGGTCAGTGGTTTTCGACGGCGGCGGCAGCGCCGCAATCGACGAAGGCGTAGTACGGCAGCACGTAGCCGCCGATGTTCACCCAGCCGATGGGACGGCCCAGCAGCCCGTCGCGCCCGCCATAGATCGTCGTCGGCAGGGTGTCCTTCTCGCTGGTCGCAGGCGGGTTGGCGCCCGTGATGCCGATGCGTGCGCCGGTTGTCGCGGTGTCGATCGCGTCCTGCATTTCCGCACACGTTGGAACGCGCGTGCCGGGCGTATGCGCCTGACCTGCACAGGTCCGAAACACCGCCGCGACTTGATCGGTCGTCAGCGATGCAGGCGTCGGCGTTTCGACGTGCGTACCATCGGACAACGAAATGACCAGACGGCCATCGGCGGTGAAGGTAACGGCGGTCACGCGCACACTGGCGCCGGGTGTCGGCAGGCCGTCGATGGCGGCGGCCAAGTCCGCGCACGTCGCCAGCGGCGTTTGCCCGGCCAGGACGGGCGCACCCCGGCAATCGGTGCCGATCATGGTTCCCAGCAGCGCACCGCCGATGATCTGCGGTTGCAGCAGGGTCAGATTGCGGACGGTCGTGCCGTCGATGTTGATCTCGTCGCAACAGGACATGCGTGTTCCTCGCTCAGTGAGCCGTTGGCACCGGCAACAACGCCCGGTTCGCCAACGCCTCGGATTCTTCCCAATACACAACCGTGTCCAGGTCGCCCCGGCACACACGCACGCGATACGTGCCCGGAATCGCCAGCACCACCTGGTTATGGCGTTCGCACAGCACCGTCTTGCAGCCGTCGAGGCGGTAGGTCGTCCACAACTCCGGCGCGCTCGGCGGCGCGCAGCAGGCGTCCGCCTGATCCTTGATGCGCGGGTGGACAAGCATTTCGACTTCGGCGCAGCCGTGGCCCGCAAAGCGCAGGATCACGGGCGCGAACGTCACTTCGACATTCGGCGCCTCATCCGCCAGCGTCGGCAGCGCGCCGTAGTACAGGAAGCCTTCACGGGCCATGCCCACCTCCCTGCACGTTCTCCTGCGCGATGACTTCCACCAGCGGATCGCGCTCGATCGTGCGCCACAGCGCGCGCACCATCCGCAGCAGCAACTGCCACTTCGCTTGCGATTTCGCAGGCACGAACACAACAGGGTCTTGCCAGTACAGCGTGCGTCGCTGCGCGCGGTCGCTCACGCCATCGGGCCGGTAGCCGGCACTGCGGTTGCCGAAGCGCACGAAGAACGCCTGCGCATGCGTGTCGATGCGGTGAATGAAACCGGGGCCGTACACGATGTCGAACACCGCGTCGCCCGGCTGAAGTTCGTCGCCGTCCATTCTCATGGGGTTGTGTGCTCCATCGTCAGATCGCATCGCCCGCCAGCGCATCGACGACGCTGCCCTGGCGGCCATCAAGCGTCGGCATCGCCGTCGCGGGGGTGCTGGAGGGCATCGCACGCGCGCCCGTGCCTTCGCCCGCATTCGCGGGGTTCGATGGCACCACGCCCGGCGTGTTCATGGGAACCGCCTTGCCGAAAATCAGATCGGGATTGAAGCCTTGCAGCCCCACCCAGTCGCGCAACAGGTTCACGATGCCTTCGCGCGGCAGCAGACCGCCTTGCGCGAAGGGCGTGATCGCCTGCAACGTCTCCACGGTGCGCGCCTGACGCATCTCGCGGGCCATGATGCCTTTCGCGCCGCGCGCGACGACCGTCGCGTCCGCCTTCAGGCTCGCATCGGGGTTCAGCAGCATGTTCAACAGGTAGTACGCGGCGATGGTCGGCTCGATCAAATGCTTGTCGAGGTTGCCGATGGCCTGCTTGATGCCGCGCAGCGCGCTGTTGTAGAGCAGACTCAGGCCGCCCATCGTCGCCGCCGCACCCGAGGCCGGCGTCGTGCCGCCGTAGGCGTAGGCAGGCACGCCGCTGACTTCATCGGCGAGCCGCCAGTAGGCTTGCAGCACCGCGTTCAACTCCGCCGCGACGCTCGGAATCTTCTCCATGTTGATCGCGCGCCCCTTACCCGCGCCTTGCGTGTAGAACACGCGGTAGGGGCGCACCAGATTCGGTGCGTCCTCGCTCTCGTCGAGCAGATCGAGGTTGATTTCCGCGATCGGGCCGGAAGCGTAGGCCATGTTCTGCACCAGCCGGCGCGCGGCCGAGTTCACCTGTCGCTGCACATCGCGCAGGATCTGCCCGAGTCCCTCGCCCCAGAAACTCCCCGGCAAGCGCGAGAACGAGGCCACCTGATACGGCCGTTGCCCGGTCGGAATCGGGTTGAGCAGCGAGCGCAGCACCAGATCGCCGAGCAGCCAGACGTTCGCCTCGTAGTAGGCGTCCGGGTCGATGCTGCGCTCGCCGAACACGGCGCTGGGATGCAATCCTTCGAGTTGGCACCACTCCAGCAGCACCGCGCCGGGCACCCGCCCCCAGAAGTCCACCACGTCATACGTCCCGTCGTGGCCCTGCGACGATGCCCCGGACACGCCCGACGCCTGCGAAGGACTCAACCCCTCCAACTGCGCCCGCTCGCTCGCCGCCACGTCGCCGCAGGCGTACCCACCTGGATGCAGGGTCAGCGCCGTGCGGATCGCGCGCTCGGAGAAGTTCGGCAGGCCGATGCAGTCCGACAACGCCTTGCCGGTCATCGGCATGCGCTCGCACAGGTAGCTGCCGTCCTGCGGGTTCGTCGCATCGGGCGCGGGGTACAGGTCGAACGGCGAGACGCGCTCGACCCGGACCTTGGTGCGCGCCACGATCCGCAACCGCTCGCCGTCCCACTGCGGCGCCTGCACGCGGCGCACGATGGGCGACTTCAAGACCGCACCGGGGAACACCGTCAGATCGTCGATCGCCGCGTCGAACGCCTCGCGCCAGCCGCCTTCTTCGAGCTGGTCGGCGATGTGCTTCTCCATCCGTCCGCAGGCATCGCGCGCCGTCTCCAGCACGATGTCCGCCGCCACGTCTTCGAGTTGCTTGATGCGCGCCTCCACCTGAAACGGCGCGAGGTACTGCAATTCGACGCCGCTGCGCTGCAATTCCAGCAGGAAGGCTTGTCGCGCCGCGAGTTTGCCGGCGTCGGACAGTTCGGGAATCGGTGTTGGCTCCACCGTCCACGGCTTGTCCTCCGCGTTCGCCAGGGTGTCGCGTATCCACGCCTGCGCCGCGCGCATCTTCATCGACGCCAGCGGCATATACACGTCGATCCCGTCCAGCGCGCGCGCCAGTTCCGGGTCGTACTCGTTGTGGCGCATGCGCAGGCAGCGCATCATCGTTTCGTGGACGCTGGCGCCGTTGCGCCAGACCACGGATTCCTTGTGCCGCTTCGCGCGCACAAAGGCGTCGCGCACGAACGCGCCCAGGCGCGAGCGCAGCCCGACCGACTGTTCGACCTGATAGGCGTGCGCCGCATGCTCCCGCCGCAGCAGGAGGTCGCCTGCGGCATTGGTGGAGCCTGGGACGATCACGGTCGGTTCACCACGCGAAATTGGAATCCGACGCCGACGCGCGGCGCACGCTGCCGGTGCCCTTGGGGAACACGGCTTGGATGTCGTAGATGCGCGCCATGCTGTCGAGCATGTCGTCGTGGACGCCGGCCGGGAACGTGAGGTATTCCTCGTTGACGAACCGCTCGATCACGTCCACCGGCTTGCCGTCGTGCAGCGCCTTGGGCAGCGTGCGCGGCAACCACCAGCGACCGTTCTCGAAATCCGGCTCCAGCCGCTTGATCCGCGCCTCTTTGGACATCTGCCCGCCGAGTTCGTGGACCGTGAAACGGTAGTTCTCCGCCTCCATCGCGACCGTCAAGTGTTCGATGTCCGCGTCCTTGCCGTACTTCTCGTACCCAACCTTGTGCGGCTTCCATTTGCGGTGCATGCGAATCACCAGCGCCGCGCGTTCGCGCAGGTTGAGCTTGTCGCGCACCGCGTCCAGCAGGTAATAGCGGCCATCGGTGTTCAGACCGACCACCACGACCGCCGTGAAATCCGACCGCTTCGCCTTGCTGCCGGCCGGATCGACCAGCAGATAGCGGTTCATCGGCCGGGCGATGGTGATCGGGATGCTGTCGTACTCGCGCAGCCACGCGCGCTTGAAGAACCCGCCCGTGCCGGCGACGGGACGCTGCATGTAGAGCGCCTCCCAGTCACGGGAACCGCTGGCGATGCGCTTGAGTTCCAGCGCGGCCTCGGAATACCGCTCCGGGCACAGCGCCTGCCCCACTTCACGCCCCAGCGGATCGTTCTCCAGGGCCAGCGCCGGCAGATTGATGACCTCCCAGTCCTCGTGCGCGTGTTCGCGCAGCAACCATCCGGCCAAGTCATCTTCGTGCCAGCGCGTGTGCATGAGGATCAGCACCGCGTCTTCGGCGAGACGCGAGTAGACGACGGAGCGATACCAGTCCTTCACCCGCTCGCGCACAACTTCCGAATCGGCTTCGGCGCGCGACTTGAACGGATCATCGACCACGAACAGCTTGGACGAGAAGCCTGTACCGCCACCCATGACCGTCGTGCCGTAATACTGGCCGCCGGCCGTGGTCTGGAAGTCGGTTTTGGCCGTGCTACTGCCGTCTAAGCGCGATGCCGGGAAGATCGCGCCGTGGATCGGCGAGCCGATCAAATCGCGCACGGCCTTGCCGTTACGTTCCGCCAGATCGACGCCGTAGCTCGCCGCAATCACCGGCCAGTCGGGGTGCCGCCCCATCACCCAGGCGGGCAATTTGCAACTGACGAGCGCGCTTTTCCCATGCTGGGGCGGGGCAAAGATGAGCAAACGGGCGCGACCGCGCCGGATCGCCGCCTCCAACCGCCGGCACAGGTACTTGTGCCAAGCGTAGGGGATGTACTTGGGATCGACCGCGCAGCAGTAGGCCAGCAGGTTGTCGCGCGCGGCCGTCAGCAGCGCCGCGATCTGCGCGTTACGCGCCCCCGCCGTCACCGGAGGCTCCGTCCTGGGGTAAGCCCTCCAGCACCGCCTGCGCGACCCGCTGCAACTGCTCCGGGGTCAGCGCCTGCGCCGCGTCGAACACGCCCACCGCGCCGCCGACCTCGACCTTGCTGCGGTCGGCGTAGGCGGGACTGAGTTTGGACGCCCGCCAGCGGAGGTGTTGCGCCAATTCGCGGGCTTTCGCAAGCCCCAGCACGTCGGTCGCCGCCCGAATCCCAGCTTCCGCCGCTTCGTCCCAGAACCGCCCGGCCATCGCAGCCGCCTCGCGCGCGCGCGCGGAACGATTAGTTTCTGCCGCCAGCCACAGCGACAGCGCGCCCTGGCTCTTGCCGTAATCCGCTGCGATGACGGTGTAGGTCTCGCCTGCGGCGATGCGTTCGCACACGTCGTCCAAATCCCAGTCGCGCCGCGCCTGCGTCGTCAGCGATACGGACGACGGCAGCGGCTCCGCCAACGGTGCCACCTCGACGCGTGGTTTCGCAGGCTTGCGCTTGCGTTTGCCGCGCGGGTCTTGGCTTGCGTTCACAGCAGCGCCGACACCACCAGCGCAAGCGCGCCTGTCGCAACCGAACCGACCACGGCGCCGCGCCAGAACAGGCACACGCCGCAATCGGTCCACAGCCGCAACGGCAGCCACGCCAACACGCGCATCGCGAGGCTCACGGGGGCGTCGTCGGGATCTGCGATGGCGGCGGGTTCGGCGCGGGCGTCGCCGGAGGCGTCGATGCCGGCGTCGGCGACGACGGTGGACGCGGCAGGTTCGGGCGCTGGATCGGTCGGCGACAGGGTGTGCAGCTCATGCGGGTCGGTCCTGGTCATGGCGAATCCTGGTGGTCGTGCCGCGTGCAGCGGACACGAAAACGCCCGCATGTGCGGGCGTCGTAGGGCAAGTGGTAGCGGGGGCCGGAGTCGAACCGGCGTCTTGGGCGGATGAAGCCCAAGCCGGACCACTCCTCACCCCGCGATCGCGGCAGCAACTCCGCGTGTAACCAGAATCCGGTTTTCTTGCGGAGGCATCACCTCCGCACGCGCATCGCCCTCGTCATCAGGCGCGCGGCACGGGTGCGACCTCATCACAGGTGCGCAGCGCCGCCGCCAGTTCGCGACGCGCCTGCGCCTCGGCATCGGACAGCAGTCGCAGCAACCATTCGTACATCGGCCGCCATGTGCGCCGATAGGCCGCCTCGTCGCGGTCGATGCGTGCGGCGCGCGCGCGATCGGACACCGGCAGCACGCCGCGTCCCTCGCAGGTTTCGCAGGTAATGCGCAGTGCCTCCAGCATCATCTCGCCGGCACCGCCGCAGTCCGGGCACAGATTCGGCCGTGCCAACTCGTCCAGCACCGCGCGCCGGATGACGACATGCATTTCCGGGCGCCACGGCCACACCGCGTCCTTCGCCACCGCCGCCTTCGCACGCAAGCCCGCGATCCGCACGCGCGTGTCGGTCGAGACGCGGTTCGTGATGAAGGCCGCTTCCTCCGCACAGTGCAGTTCCAGTTGCGCGACTTCCAGCACCTGACGGCGCCGCGCGAACTCCGCGCGCTGCCGGTCGGCGATGGCCTCGTGCAACGCCTCGCGGCTCAGGCGCGCGCCCTCGGGCCACCACAGCGCGCATAGCACCTCGCGGCCCAGGCCCGCCGGTACGAACGCCAGCGCCGCCGCCACGTCCTGCGGGGTCAACTCGCATCCGCCGCCGTGGCCCGCCTCCAGGCGAGACGTGGCGGGATTGAGGCGCGCGAGCATCCGGCGCACATCGGTCATGGTGCAATCTCCTGAAAATGCGGTGTCTGCGCCGCAACGGCGCGTGTGTCGATGGAACGCAGGGCCGTCATCGGTGGTCTTCCTGCGCGTACATGCCCCAGCGCGCGCGGGTCTTGGTCGCGCGCGTCGGTCGGTGTGAGGGAGAGGCCGGCATCAGGCTCGGCGGATCGTCGCAGTCGTCGATGCGGCCCACGTCCAGCCGACTGCGCCCCCAAACGCGCCCGGTCACGCCTTCGCGCTGCTTGGCGATGTTGATTTCGATCAGGCCGGGGAATTCGCTCTCGCGGCCTTCCTGCTCGGCGTAGTAGTCGTCGCGGTAGACGAACACGATCAGGTCTGCATCCTGCTCGATGCTCCCCGACTCGCGCAGATCGCGCATGACCGGGCGCTTGTTCGGACGCGCCTCGACGCCGCGGTTCAACTGCGCCAGCAGGATCACCGGGCAGCCCAGTTCTTTGCCGAGGGCTTTCAGGTCGCGCGTGATCGCGCCGATCTCCACCGTCTCGCGGGTCTGGCCCGGCAACGGCATCAGGTGCAAGTGATCCACGACGATCAGATCGACCGGCTGGTGCAGGTGTTCACGGCGCGCGCGCGCCACGATCTGTTCGCACCTCAGCGACGGCGTGTCGTCGATCATCAGGCCGGCGCCGCGCATGCGTCGCACACCCTCGGCCACGCGCGCCCAATACGTCTCGCTCTCGGCCGTGTCGTCGGCCGGTTGCCGCAACCACTGCAACGGCACGTCCATGATCGACGAGATGCAGCGGTTGAAGATGCTGACATCGGTCATTTCGAGATTGAAGAACAGCACGCGCTTGCCGCTCAGGGCATTCGCCGTGGCGATGTTGATCGCGACGCCGCTCTTGCCCATGCCCGGCCTACCCGCGAGAACGATCAGGTCGCCCGGCATCAGCCCGCCGGTCATCGCGTTGAATTTTGCCCACGGCGTCGCAAGGCCACACAGCCCGCCCTTCTGGTCGTAGCGGCGCTGCAAGTCCGCGAACCAGCGTTGCGCCACCTCCGGCATCGCCTTCACGCCACCCGCGCGCGGATGGCCTGCGAGGCGCGCGATGGCGTGCTGCGCTTCGGCGATCAGGTCGCGTGTGTCCCGGCCTTCGGGCTGGAAGCCGGCGTTGACGATAATCGAACCCAGGTCGATCAACTGCCGCAACTTGGCCTTGTCGGCGACGATTTCGGCGTAGGCGACGATGTTGGCCGCCGAGGGCGTGGTGCTGGCCAACTCGACGAGATACGCGCCGCCGGCCACCTGTTCGACCAGCCCCTGCGCCTCGAACCACTCGCCCAGTGTCACCGCGTCGTAGGGCGTGCGCTGCTGCGCAAGCTCGCCGATCGCGCGATAGATCAGTTGGTGATCGCGCCGGTAGAAGTCCTCCGCCTTGATCCAGTCGGCGATCTGCGTCAACGCATCCGGCGCAAGCATCAGCCCGCCCAGCACCGCCTGCTCGGCCTCGATGGACTGCGGCGGCACGCGCCACTGCTCCAGGCGGCTGTCGTCGTGGGCACGCGATCGGGCGTTCACTCGCCACGCTCCATGCGATCCATCGCCGCCTCAAAAATCTTCGTCACCACATCCTCGCGCAGCAGGTAGTCGAACGTCGGCCGCCAGTCCTCGTGCGGCGGCTTGTACGGCCCGGTGCCGTTGTTGAACCGATCGTCCTGGCACTCGTCGAAATACGCCTGCCAGAACTTCACGCTGCGCCGTTGGGCCGACGCCTGCCACGCCGAACGGATCAGTGCGCGACGCTTGGGCGACAGTTCCCGCGCCTTCGCCAATCCCGTCATCGTGGCGTTGTAGGCGTCCATGATGGCTTGGTAGGGAATGCGATCCGCCGAAGGCGACGCTGCGCTTTGCGGATCGTTGGCGGGCGCGGGGGGAGCGTCGCCGTCAGGCGATGCACTTCCCTGCTCTTGATTTTCTTCTACCTCTGCTTCTGCCTCTGCTTCTTTCGTAGCGCGACCCGTATCTACGCCGTCGCTACCCGTAGCGACCCGTAGTCCGCCAGTGGCCCCAGGCTTTTCCTTTCCTGGGCGTCCAAGCGCGGCGATGAGGCTATCGAGTTCTGGCGAACGTCTGAACCATTCGCCCTTGGTGCGCAGCGTGGCGAATTCGGAATGGCGTTTCTTTTCGTCGCGCCCGGTCCCTTTCTCGACGGCCAACAGTTCGATGTTCGGATGCGTGGCACGAAGATCGGAGAGCCGCGACCACGGATTCTTGCTGAACGCGATCTTCACCGTTCCCGCCTCCGTATCGCCGATGTAGTAGATGTAGCCCTCGGCATCGAGCCCGGCGTTGCCCCTATCGCCCTCTCCCGCACGGTAGGCGCGATAGTTGATGATCTGCCACCCGCCGCTGACCTTGCGCAATCGGCGCCCTTCGTCGTTTTCCGAACGCGAATCGGGGTCCGGCGACTCCAGCAGGGTCAGGATTTCGCGGATGCGATCCACCGATTTCATGCAGTTCATCGCAAGCGCAGGCGCGGCCACGCGGACGACGCCATTCGCGTCCGCCTGGGACAACATCCAGATCCACACGCGCAGCACGTCGTCCGGCTGCACCCAGAGCGTGCTGTTGACGATGCCGCTATCGAGTTTGGCGAAGCTCATGCCGCACGCTCCACCCATGCAGGCACGGCAACAGATTCGACCCGCTGGCGTCCAGCAGTTGATGCGGTCATGCATGCGAGCGATGGCAAGACCCGGCCGTACATCACACACCCTCCACCAGCGAGGGCGTCACATACAGAGTCGCGGCCGGCTTGCGCGCGCCCGGTCGCTTGACCCGCATCGCCACCAATTCTCCGCGCCGGATCGCATCGCGCAGCAGCCGCTCCAACGCACAGTCGCTCGGTGGATCACCCAGCCCCTGCATGCGCGCCCAGGTCAGAAACGCCTCCCCGGACCACGGCGTCGTCCGGCCCGACGCGAAACGCTGCAACAGGTCATCCGCGCGATCGGTCCAATCCGGGCCGTCGAAGAACACCAGCGTTTCCTTGCGCAGCGCCCCGCCGGTCGCCGCCTCGATCTGGCGCGCGCGCAGCGGCGTGATCGCCACGGCACCCCGCTCCCAATGCGATACCAGTCCCTGCGTACAGGGGCAGCCGGCCTCGGCGAGCAGGGCGGCGAATTGGGCTTGGGTCAGCCCGAGGGAACGGCGGTAGTCGGCAAGGCTTTTCATGCCGACAGATTACAACCCGTATCTTTTTCGTCAATGCCCGTATTGACTTAATATCGACTCACGTAATAGTATCGGTCATATGAACACCTCCTCACGCGCCTCGAAGCCGACTCCAGAAGACATCGCCGCTGCGCAGCGTCTGCGCGATCACTGGGAGGCGCGCGGGAGGAAACCGTCGCAGGCGCAACTGGCCGACGCCCTTGGCATCACCCAGGGCGCGGTCAATCACTACCTCAGCGGCCGGAACAAGATCAGCTTCAAGACGCTGGTCCTGCTCTGCCGCGAACTGGACATCGACCCTTCGGCGATCCGCACCGACCTACCTGAACAACAGCTTCCTTCCCCCCAGGCGGAAGCGCGTACCGGACACGTTTCCATCGCAGCCACTGAGACGCACGGGGCCTACGTTCGTGTCTCACAGTTAGATGCGACAGCAGCAATGGGCGAAGGCGTCATCAACTCGGATTACCCTGAAATCATAGGCTCGATCGACATTGCGGCGAGCTATCTGCGCAACCTGTTCGGCTATGTCCCGCCGGCCGGACGGCTGCGCATCATCACCGGCCGGGGCGAGTCGATGGCGCCCAAGATCATGCCCGGCGACACCCTGATTGTGGACACAGGGATCACCGCCTACCAGGGCGATGGCATCTACCTGATTAACAGCGGTCACGGCCAGCAAATCAAGCTGTTGCAGGATCGCGGCGATGCGCTCTACGTGTGCAGCGTCAATCCCGACTACGCCGCCTTCCCCGCTCCACGATCCCTAGTCATCGGCGGCAGGGTGTGCGTGAAAAGCCGCTTCGAGCGGCTCGAATGA